GTGAGTTTAGTCATAAATTTTTCTGCTAATTGTCTAGCCTGTTGTCCCATTTCGTCACCAAATTTTTCACTGATGGCTTTTTCCACATCAATGGCAATACCTTCTTCGCTGCGGAATGGTCCTACATTGGGATTGTCTCTATTATAGAAACTCTTGACAATTTTAGCAACCTCTCCAATGACCGCTTTCATATCACGGTCTTCTGCTACAGGTTGTGGTTGTGCTGCTGGTTGTGCTTCTGGTTGGGCAGCAGGTTGTAATACCTGAGCCAAACCTGGGAACTTTTGTTGATTCTCTGGTTTCGTTGCCCACGGTGCTATGACGTCATTGATAGGATCAGCACTGGGATTGATACGAGCCTGGTCTTTGAGATTGTCTGCCAGTTCTGGACTTTCGACGCCGTATTCGCTGAAGAAACGCACTACCTCATCTGCTGCCATTTCATCACTAAGTGTAAATGGTTGTGGAAGTTCTTGGAGAGCCTGTGCTAGTTGTTCTACATTAAATTCCGTGCTGGCGGCGTCTTCTGCCCACTCTGCGAATGCCTGATCTAATTTGCCTGGTGCGAGATTTTCAGTTGCCTGTTCTGCTGTCTCCGATTCCTCTGTGTCAGTTTCACTTACATATGATTCTAAATCTACCTTGTTTGCCTCACTCATTATACGATGTAGTAAGGGGAAATATTGACTCAGTGCCTCTTGATAGTTTTTCTCTGTGAATTTTGCCTTGTAGTCTTCCATTGTAACAGCGTCTAATTCTGCCTGTAGTCCATCATCTTCTGTTGCTGTAAATTCTGAAATCCATGATTCATAATAGGGGCGCTTGCTCAAACTTTCTAATTGTGCCTTTAATTCTTGTAGTCGGCCTATGGCCCTTTCTGTTATTCCCAATGCGTCATCGTGTAGAGTAGCGCCACGAACTGTTTTTTGAAATTCACTTAATTGAGCAATTTCTTCGCTCATACGAATGATTGCCTTGCCTGCTGGATCATGTGGAGCACCACCATGATCTACGTGTTGTGCCATGGCAAATGCGCCTGCTGGATGAATGAAAGGATACTTGAATCGTTCTCCATCCCGATTCTGTATAAAAATTGCCTTGATGTTTTTACGCTGACTGCGAGCACCTGGGAATGTTTCTTCCACTGGTTTGTTGTGTCTAATAATGACTTCAGTGCGACCTTTCACCGCACGACTGGTTTTGGAACTGCTACGGCCGTTCCAGCGTCCTTCTGCTATGCTTGTCATATCTTCTTCCTTGGGGCCCTGAGTGGCTGCTAGATGTTGAAAATCATTCTTGTCTAAATTGGTTTTGGCAATGTCTCTGGTGTCAAATCTCAATAATCTACGCATGGCAAAATAGCGCATTTCTTTTAGAAAATCATACCATAACTTCTTGCCCACGGGATCCTGTCCCTCTGTTATACCCTGGCTATAATATACCTTGAGACTGCCTAGATCATTTAGACTGATACTGACACGCCCTAGATCTACACCTTCCCTGATAAAGTCAAAATCAAAGAATCTTGCTTCAGCAGGGTCAATGGTAACTGCGCCTGTTTCGTCTCCCATTTCTAGATTTGAGAAACGGCTGCGAACTTTGTCAAATAGATCTTGGCTGATAATCTGTATAGGTTTCATAATAATTATTTATTAGTGACTTATGTAAATGGGCATGGGCATAATCCACTCATCTTCTCGTTCTTCACGCATTTTATCGTAGATAGCAGGATCCCACTCTTGTAACATCATGATCATGCGTAGAGCCAATAACATGCTGCTGACCAAGTCATCTGTGGCACCGACCTTGCCCTCAAAACTCATGCCCTTGGCCACGTAGGTCTTTAATTCACTGACCAAAGGCTTACTATAGATCTTAAGACGATCACTTTCAATTAAGTGCTTTAACTTGGCACAGATTGATATTTTTGCTGAATGTGTAGTGTTAAATCCTTTGCGGAAACGGCGAACATGACCTTTCTTAATAGGCTCACTGAGAAACAGGCCTGGTATGCTTTCTTCACCTATTTCACTGATGGCTACCAAGGCTGCTTCTCCCACAGAATTGTTTTCCACGCTGAAGTATAGATTGGCCTGACTGCCCTGTTTAGCACACTCGTCATTGATAAAATTACAGATATCTCTCAGAATACGCACCTGACCTTGTATGGTGGTCAGATTGTGCTGCCACTCTGCCGCCTGCTCAAAACTAGGTATTTCTAAGACCTGTATGGCAGCAGGATCACTACCTGTGCCCAGACTGGGATCTAGGGCAACAATATAAGTAGAGTTGGCTTTAATTTTCTTATACCAACGGCATTGTCCTGCCCGCATCCACGGTTCTTTGCCTTCTAGCGTGGCTAATTTTAGACTACTGATCAGGGTTTCATCAAATACTAAAAATTCAACTTCGTGCTCACGACGAAACCTTTCTTCACCTATGCTAGCCCGCTCCATCTCTGCCCACTTTTCATCTCTATCCGGATGTTCGCTCCAGTGTGCCTTAAATGGGAAGAAACCATTACGCCCTACTTCTGTAGTATTGCCATGCTCGTCAAAACGATAACTAGCGTCTTTCCAAATTTGTGCAAAGGTATCTTCATCTGAGTTTGGGGTTGAAGTGATAATGGCCTTACCACCTGTGGCCAGTGTAGGTCTTATGGAAGTCCAGAATTCCGTGGCTATGCTAGGTGGGACAAAGGCAAACTCGTCAGCGTAGAGCAAGGAAAGACTCATACCACGACCAGTTGTTTCTGTTGTAGTCTGTGCGACAATACGTGATCCATTGTCAAATTCTATGCTTTCTTTGTTATAACTTGTCACACCGCAGCGAATGTGATCTGGACAAAATTCGTAGCCATATCTTACTCTCTGCATAATTTCTTTAGCTCCGGTATATTTGTGTGCCGCAATTAATATGGTGCTGTCTGGTATAAACATGGCAAACCATAACAAATATCCTGCTGCTGTTGTTGTTTTTCCTGTTTGACGAGGAAGTAAATTAACATTAAATCTATGACTGTGATAGCTATCTACTAACCTACGCTGGTAATCAAAAGGTTCAAATAACAATTTTCCTTTGACTGGATGTTGAATGTAAAAAAATTTCTTGAGAAAATAATGTGGACCCAGTTTTTGATCTGAGCAGGCAATGAGATCATCAATTTCCTGCTGCGTCCATTTTTGCTGAACGTTAGCATTTTTTACTAGTTTATAATCTTTTGTCAGTGCCATATGATTATTTACTGAAAAAAATAGCCCCCTAAGGGGCTATTTGGTGATATAAAGTAATTTTATTCACCTACAAATTTGCGATATTCTGCAAATAAGTCACGTTCAATTTGCTCCATTGTTTTGGTATAGGGGTTGCCGCCACCATTTACCGCACCGGCCTCGTTATCGCCTTTACTGTTTAGATCATTTCCAGTTGGAGTCATACTGGCATAACCTGAAGTTTCAGGCGCCGGTTCATTGTCATACTCACGAACATCATCTTTATCTAATTCGCTGTCATCCTGGTCGTCATCACCTGGATTTAATTTATCAATCATACTACGCATCATGCCTGGTTCATAGTCCATGCTATCACCGCCGTCAGTACTAATTTCTGCGGGTGGGGGCACATCTCCCTGCATGTTCATAGGCTCTGACATATCATGACCGTGATGATCTCGACCTGCCAGGGTCATAATATCACGCAACATTGCACTAAGCTCATCACCGCTGTCTGCTGTGATATTGATACTTGCAGGAGTGTGATGATCATTCATACCACCCATTGGCATCATGCCGCACTCATCAACTTGTTCCTCATCAAACATATCTTCTTTTTTGATGTCGCCTGTACCCTTGCCATTTATTTTAATTTCTTGGCCTTTTGGTGTGTTTTGAACTGCCTGTCCATAGGCATTACCTTCATTTGGTTCTTCATCTACGTGATCTTCTTTATCACTTGCGGTTTCTTTTATACTTTTATTCAATACAGGTACATCTGACATTACATTGGGATTGCCTGCATCAAGTTCTGCTAGTCTTTTTAATACATCTAACATTTGCATAGTTATTTCCTTAACGGGTTATAGTCCGTTGGTTTAATTGGACTTTGCGTACCTGCTGGGCTATCTGTATTAAATTTTGCATCACCCTCGGTAGGTCTTTGCTCACCACGCTCCTTGCGTTGTAATCTTAGGATATCATTTAATTCTTTTACAAATCCTGTGTTATATTTGTCACCGTAATAATCTTCAAATTTAGCATTAGGAGATTCACTATAGTTAGGATCATCTAATAGGGCACCTTTACGTTCAGGAGCGGGTGTTTGATATTCTTCGCTAGGTTCACCGGGACGTTTTACAACAACATAACTAGCGTGTTTTTTAAGTGCTTGAGATACAACTTCAGTTAATTCGTGCTGTGTGGTGGGATAATCTAGGCTGACCTCATATATATTTACTTCTACATTTTTAACATTGGGAAAGTCTAATGGTAATTCTTGAATAGGAGTTTTTCCTGCTTTTTTAAAGCTATTCGTGACAAATCTTTCTAAACTGGTTTTAAGAACATTTTCCTGTTCTGTAGTCATTTCTCCAGCAATTTTGATTTTAAAATCATAACGCTTTTGACTTTCGATTAGGTATTCAGTAAAGGTTTTCATAGTATTATTTATTCAATTTTTAATTTTCATGAAGCTCGTATAAGAGAATATTTACATCTCCAATTTATTGATTCGATTTTTAAATCAATCACTTCATTAAACATTAACATTTTAAATCCTTTATTATTTCATATTCTTAAGTTTTTCTAGTAGGCTATTCCTATCTGTAATCACATATCCCTGAGCTTCTATGGTTTGTTCTGCATCACTATGTTTTTTATCAATTGCTAGTTTTTTCAGCTGTAGCTCAACCATTTTAAGTTTTTTATCTATTTTTGCGCTCTTAGCCTGTATGGCAGCGTTCATCATATTAGCTGCAACTTCGAACATACGAGCACCATATCGAACTTCTACATTCATTCCTAAGTCCATAAGGTCATCGTAGGCCTGTTCTGCCTTGGCTGCTAGTGCATCTAATTCTCCATCGGCCATGTCACCTAGACCTTTTACCCTTGGAAGAGCAGCACTAATCTTATCGAATTCTTCAAGTTTTTCTTGTAGATCTATGGGTTGAGGTAACTGAGTGGGTGCATCTTTAGGGCCAATGTGGTCTTCTTCATTATTAGGAAGATTTAATAATTGTTCTAATTTTTTTGTCATAAGTTGTTTTAAAAAATTTACTTATCTTCTTTTAGATCCTTGTTGGAATATATCATTTTCATTTATTACTCTAAATTTTAACCCATGGTTTCTCGCCCATTGACCGGCCGCTTCCCACTTGGCCATATTTTTAACGTATTGAGCTTGATCATATGGGTTTTTTCCTACTCTTTCACGTATACTTTGTTTTGCTGGTTTAATTTCTATAAGTTCTCCATGCTTTTTCATATTTTTATCAACGTAAGTTATTAAAAAATCTGGAACATAGACAGTTTGTTTGCCTGTAAGAGGATCTCTATATGGAATTTTAACACATTCGCTAGACCATTCTTGTATTGCTGGATTGTTATCACAAAACATCATAAAGGTTAATTCCCAACTACTACGATAAACTGGAAGTTTATTACCTACATATTTTTCTAAATTTTTTACTTGATAAATGTCTTTAGCAAATTTTAAAGTCATGCAATAATATTTCTTTCTATTTCAGAGTTTACCAATGTTTTAGATACATACCCTAGGCTGCTTGTTTTATATCTGTTAAAATTTAAAATTTCTGCAACAAGTCCAGAAATGCTTACATCATCTATACCTTTCAAAGTATCTAAAACCTGCATAGGATTGTAACCGTCTGTTTTCGCTTGTAAAATAATTACTTCAGCTATAAGTTCAGCTGACGATTCTTCAAAACCTTTACTTGTAAAGAATCCTGTTACAGCCGCAAAAACATTTGCATCAATACCCATAGGCAAATTTTGATAACCGTTAAATCCTTCAACAGTAGAATTTTTTCTATACTTTTTTGGTAAATTTGTGTAGGAATATCTCATTATCTTTTTGGTGGGAATAAAATTGCTGCTGGATTAACACGTATTTTTCCATCCACGCTTGTATTCAAGGCTTTAAAAACATTGATTCCAATACCCCCCGGTAAGTTAAACACACCAGGTACATATTGATTAGATGGAGGTTCATAATATTTTCCGGCCGGATCTCTAATAGAGTTATTTAAAACACTTGATGCAATATTGTAGCCCTTTGGACCTACTCTACCTAATCCATTTTTGTTAATATAATCTTTTGCTAAAATAGCAGCCACATCAAGCAATGGATTTTTTATTCTTCTAGGGGGATTTACAAGGCCGTACTGCCTAGGCATGTTAGGTCTATCAAAAAAACTATGTCTTTGTGCAGGAGCATTGTACATTCTTGCCTTCCCTGCCTTATCAAATAAAGGATTTCCGCTGATTGCAGGTGCTTGACTTCGATCAAAGATTACAGCATTACTAGGTCTTAGAGCAGCACCAATATTAACATTGGCATTTGTTTGACGATTACCTCCTAATGATAAAGGACTTTGACTAGGATCATAAAATTCATTTTTATAGTTGGGTATTGTATCTATTGAATTGTTATGATTTCCTCTATAGTACAGGACGTTTTCATAGACAAGGGTCATGCTATTTTGCAAAACTTTAGCACCCTCTGATTGGTTCAAAGTGTCATGTCTCCATTCAGTTATCTTGGGATTGATAATTGAAATCAAAGTATGATCGTGATGAGTATGATGAAGAACATAGATGTCAATACGTTCGAAAAAGCTGCCTGCAACACCTCTATTATACATTCCATATTCATAATCTACGGTGCCGTACTTTGTATCAGTGAACTGTTTAGGGATATTTGTAGTTTCTTGATCATAGTTGCCGTCAGCAAATGTATGTTTATAGTAACTTGCCCATAGATCATTAGTGAAACCTGCGTTATCATCGTGAAAATCTATTGAAATTGGACTATAATTAATAGATGTATTAACTTGTGTTTTTCTATTATATTGGTTTAACATTTCTGTTTTTATAGAAAATTTTGGCAAGTCTACCTTTTTAACATACATTCCTATATTTCTGTTTATTTCGCCAACCTGTGCTTGTTGATTTATTAAAAAACTTACATAATAAAGAAAACCATACTTGGGAGCTCTGACCTGATAATCGTCAATATAAAACCGTGATGCGTGTCTGTAATCCTGGAGTCGTGCGATTCCGGGAGTTTTTGTTCCATCAACAAGTCCAGATGCTATATTTCCGATGCCTAAAAAATTGTTAGATTTACTCATAAATTTATTTATTCAAAAAAAATCCCGGAAAATTTCCGGGATTGATTGGGATCTGTAATACTAACCGCCTGTAGATAATCCCTGTGCATTTGGAGGACGAACCACTCGTCCTACATTTACACCTAATCCGCTGGCTGCTCCCCCCGGTGCCTCTAGTTGAATAGCATTATCAAAAGTTATGGTCAATGAAATATCCATAACTTCATTACTGTTATAATCACCGCCTTGATATGTTGCCTGCTTGATAAAACAACCTAAAAATTCAAAACTTTCTAATGTGACAGGCTCAAATCCTCCGTTACCACCATCTAAAATTTCTACACGCATTCTAAATTTATAATCAATGGCACTTTGAGCACCTGCTTGCTCAAAAAAGTCAAATTGTTTCTGAAGTTGCTCACCTACCTTACGGCTAACAACACCACTGGCATCATCTCGAATGGTTAATTTTGCATCTGCAAAGTTATGCTTGCCTAGAATCTTAACGGTGCTATTATAGACTGGTAATTTTATTTCTTCAAATGTAACATCCGGTCGTGTTGCATTCATAACTTGCTTGGTTAATTCAGTTGTAGGAGCACCGGCTACTCCAAAACCGTCTAATGTCACCCTAAAGCGATATTTGAGCTTTGGCATCAGCAAGCCTTGCGTAGAACTTGCTTGTGTACCTGCGATAGGAACGGTAAAATTTCTTAAACTTGCGATTGGCATTTAAATGCTCCTTTTAAATTACTTTATAGTCCTGCTGCAATATCGCCTTTATTCTTAATACGCAATGGTATGTAAATAAATTCTACTGCTTTTACTGGTTCTACAGCAATGTCCATGTACAATTCGCTTCTATCGATCCTAGCTGGTGTATTGTTTGTTTCATCACACACAACGATAAAATCATATAAAGCTCTTTGACCTACTAATTCAAGCAGTAGACTTTCTGCCGCTGCCTTAATTTCTCTTCTAGTTTGTGCGTCATTGGGTTCAAATAAGAACGGTCTTGCTAGAATATCTAATTGACGTCTTAAATATGCTACTAGTCTTGCTACATTAATTCTGTCCAATGCGCTAGAATTTTTAGCTCTTGTTCTTTGCCCGTATGCGACTAATCCAATTCCGGTTAGACTAGATATAGGATTAATACTTACATCATCTAATGCATCTCTTAAGGCTTGCGGAACTGTGGTTGATTTAAATTCCCCTTCATTCGTAAGATAACCTACAGAGGTTGCGTTGTCAACTGTTCCACGTCTTGTTCCTGCTGGTGCAAACCATAGATAACTTTTTGCATCACTGTTGATAATTGTTCTCAACATCATATGACTTGGTGGTACAACAATGCTATTACCAGAATTGTCATTTGTAAATCCACTTGGATAATAGATTGCGGTGTATTCATCAAATGTAGTTGCCCCATCTTCTCCATGTTCTAATGCACCGGCAGAGTTTAGTCCGTATGTTGTTAGAGATGTTGCATTCGGTGTAAGTCTAAATGGTGTATCGCCTAATACCAATGCTGTTAGTCCACGATCGGTATTAAATGAAACCATGTTAGGTATGAGTTCAGGGTACGAAGGCGCTGTTATTAGATTAAAGTTAAGTGTATCTGTGTCTCTAATTGCAACATTGGTATCTATTAATGCTTTCAAAGATTTTGCAATAACTCTACGTTGTGATTTACGACCGAAACTACCGCTGCCATCTGCATTTGTAGGATATTGACTTACCCAACGATTTGCTTCGTAATTACTCATAGATTGATTTTGATAACGTAGATTAAGTCCATTATTAGCCAATATATTAATATGGCCTTCTATGTATTTTTTAACATTAAAACCGCTTCTTCTTGTATTCCAAAGTTTTAGTCCTCTTGGGTATAATAGCGGATCTGGTGCATCAGGGTCGACATAATTGCTAGATCTCAAATTTGACAAAGATCCAGCGATTTCTGTGTCCCCAGATGCGGCATACCTAGCATCAGCAAAGATCCATCCAGTTGGACTAGAATTATCCTTTGTATCCTGTAATGACCATTTACTTCCTGATGTAATGGTAGAATCATAAACATAAATGTGTTTACCGTACATTTCTAAATCACTAGTATCAATCCAAATATCTCCATTCACTAAAGGAGTACCGTCACTTTGTGTGACAGGCTCTGTTGCCTGAATTAAAGGACCATTTGGATCTGCATTAGGATAAAAATTAGCATATCCTACCCAATTTGTTCCTGAGTTAACCATGATATCAACTTGATCAACTGCATTACTATACCATAATGTACCGTCTGCTGGGTCTGTATATGGAGCGGTTGGTTTAGATTCAAACACTAAAGGTTTCCAATTAGATACAATAAATTCTTCAGTAGAACTGCTTGTTCTACTGTAGAAATTGGCGGTGCCTGTTAATGTTGTCATGTCGTAAGGTACAAGCCCAAGTAGAACCCTTGTTGCTGTGTTCAATGCAGTTATTCTTATTTCTCCACCTAGTTTGTGGTTGAATGATAATACACCGGTATTTGTATTAAATGTAGATACAACATTTTGCAAATTTGAACCTGCTGCACTAAACGCTGTGGGAATTAGACTACCTAATAAAGTTGACGCATTAGTTGCAGTAACTACAACAGTAAAATTATTTGAATATGAACTTTGACCTACTCTACTTTCTGCTATATTAAAAGTGTATGTTAAACCATTTGTAGCAAATGAAGAAACTGGTTCAGATACAACACTTGTTACACCAGCATTGTGTCTACGCCATACTTTGAAATTGGCGGTTTCGCTTGTAAGATCATCATAATTATAATCAATAAACAAACTTCCTACTGCTATATTTTTACCACCACCAGCTGTATCTAAATTGTAAGTAGCGTCTTGGGTATTTTTGTACATTGGAGCTAGCACCGATGTCCAACTTTCTGCTACATTACTGTAGTATTTTACGTTCCAATTTGCTCCTTTAGATGGAGATGTACTTGTTATCCAAACGCTACCTGAAGCTGTACTAGCATTGTAAACAGGGTAATTATAATGAGGGCTTATTTGTAATGACTTTCCTCCATCAAACCCTTGTACAACAGGGGTCCATAAATTTGCACTTGTTTTGTAAAATAATCTTGAATCATTTGCCTTTGTCAAAACTAATGCATAGTCTCCAATTTGTCCTACAGACGTGCTAGGAATTGTGCCAGAAAAGTCACTTGACGCTGTATCATCATGAAGAACTATAGGAGTTTTAACGGTAAATTTTTGAGTAACAGTATTCCATTCTTTTACACCATAACTGCTATTTGCTGTATCAACCCAATAGGTTCCCGAAACGGCATCTCCTTTTGGCGCAGTTGCTTTTGGAGCTAACAAGGCTAGATCTAAGTCTGCTCTTACCACATAAGAACGTGAACTTACAGCCAAAGAACTATATGCGGCCTGTAGACCATATTCGTTTAGTTCGTTTCCGTGTAAAGGATTTAGACTGCTATCAGTATAAAACAATGGAGTACCAAAGGTATCTGTTAAATCTCGTTGACTTGTAATTAGCCAAACTTTTCCTGCATTTGCCTTTGTTGTACCAGGAGCCGTTGTTCCACTTGGATTAACCTTATCCTGTGCTGTTACTACAAAAATCATAGGGGCTGTTCCAGAGGCTGCTGGAGTGTAAAAACTTTCATCAATTACGGTAACTGATACACCTGGTGAATTTAATGTTGCCATTATCCGATCTCCTGAATGGATTATTCATTATATTTATTTGATCTGGCTAAAAAAACCAAGGCTAAATATCTTGGAAAAAGGGCTAGGAAAGGGCGCTATGAGAAAGCTTTGTAGAAAATGTAATTTTAGACCAGTGGCAATAAACTATAAAAAAGAAAATAGGATTTATTACAGATCACAATGTGACCATTGTTCTAAAAACAGAAAAGATGGAACTCCTCTATGGCAAAGAGCAGGTTACAAGAAAAAAAACCTATGTGAAAAATGTGGTTTTCAAAGCAAATTTGACCAGCAGTTCTTCGTAATATTTTTAGATGGAAACTTGACTAATTGTAGGTTTCCCAATTTAAAAACTGTATGTTCTAATTGCCTACAAATAATAGATAGAGAAAAACCAAAATGGCGGACTAACAATATTGTTCCTGATTTCTAATTACCTCTTCTAACTTTGAAAATAGGCTATCTATTGAAGAATCATTTTCTATTGTAACATCAATTTGATTGCCTATCCAGCTAGTCTCACTGGTGTGAATTTTTAAATCAGATATTATAGTTTTAGATATCATCCATCCTAAATTTTTAGGACCAGAATTCATGATAATAGCATGTTCATACCAATCAGGGTCTCGTCCTCTCTTTATTCTTACAACCAAGCCACCTGCTCTATGAATGGCTTTGATCTCGTTTGGAAATCTCACATCTGAAATTACAATATTATCTTTGGTCTTACGTATTTTGTTTTCTAAACTAGCAATCCAAATGTCGTCGTGAAACTTGTCACGTAAAATTTCTGTTCCCCAATACTGTAGAATCCAACGTGGCGTTAGATTTGGCATCTGTAGCCGTTCAGACCACCAGGTATCAATTTCTTCACGCCAAATTCTAGCTTCTTTTGTTCTGCCTTCTAGTAATGTTCTGTCCCAGCCAAACACTGCTGAAACTGCATCTTTTAAAGTATTGGCAAAACTATCACGACGAAATCCATGAAAGTTAACAAGATAATCTGCGGCTGTGTCTTTTCCTGACCCTATAAAACCTACGAACCCTATAATCATAAACAATTCGCCCTTTTTATGATTTTAATTTTGTTTTTTACAGAAGTCAAAAATAATCTTGCCAATCACCAATACGTTTCCAATAGCCTGTCGAATTGTCCCATTTATAAACACCGTCAGTTGGAGGATCACAAGGTGGGAAAAACATTCCCTCCTCTTCGTTATAAATCCATTGTGAGGAATCTCCTTCTTGTATTAATTCAAAGTAGTCAGTTATTTCGTCTTTAATCAAGACTCTCTCTTCATCGGTATAGGGGCGAATAATCATTTTTTCCCAAACCTCCTTACCGTTATATTCTGGATATATATCTCCATAATATGTAAATCTATCTGTCTTGTCGGGAGGATCAATCTTATAGTATCTAACATATCCTTCAGGAGGATTATTAATATCAAAATTACCAAAACACTGTTGCATATTTTCTAATGTTATAGGATACTCAAATACTTGATTTTCTTTTATTCTAATAAAAAATATATTAGGCATATATTCTATCATTTTTAAAAATTTCCTGTGTTTGTATTAGGGAAATATCTCTGGGTTCCTCCCCAAATAATTCTAACAGCCCCATTGGCTCCTCTGCCACCAAATCCGTTTGAACTATTGATGTCAGTTCCGTTACCACCACCTCCATAATTACCACCTCTTCCTGATATGGAAGAACCAACTCCTTCTTCGCCCCCAGACCCCCCTGCTCCATTTCTGTTAAATGTGGGAGCAGGTGAACCACTTCTCCCACCAGCACCGCTGCCGCCTTGTCCAAAAAGTCCAACACCACCACCACCACCGCCACTAAAACCTCCACCTCCGCCACCACCCTCTCCAGGCGTACCGCCAAAGCCAGGAGGGCCTGTATAGCTAGCAAAATCGCCGTCCTGAAAATACCCCGTACCTCCTCGCCCGTTATATCCTCCACCACCTCCACCTCCACCTCTAACTAATGATGTTGCAGTTGGAGTAGTTCTTACACCCCTTATTCCACCAACGCCACCACCACCATAATTAGCTGATATGCCGGCCGCTGTGAATGTACTACCTGATCCTCCTGCTGCATCGCAATAGGTAACAACACCGTATTGTATGTTTGAAGCTGTGCCTGAGCTGCCAGAAAAACCTCGAGATCCGCCACTTCCTCGTGTACCTACTCTCACTGTAACTGTTTGTCCAGGAGTACAAAGTATATTATTTTGCCAAGCGGTGGCGCCCCCACCACCCCCTTGAGCTCCGAGAAAACCAGGGGGTTGGGGGAAGACACCACTTCCTCCACCACCTGCTCCAACAGTTACCACTGAAAATTGATTGACACCTGCTGGGATTGTCCAAGTGTAAGTTCCTGGCGTATCCCATATTGACTGTCCCACAGGTATGGCACTGGTGTCGTTTATGGTAAAAGTGGGGCTAGTAGCAACTATAGGACCACTGGAACTACCAGTTCTTAGGTATATTACAAATGATTCTCCACCTTCGTTAAAACTGTTATCACTGCTTAGAGCTAATTGAAAACTTCCAGTAAAGGTTGTGGCATCTGCTATACTTACATCTTGGAAAGATGCTGTGGCACTTATTGTATAAATTGTAAATCCTGCAACACCTGTATTCGAGGAATAAGTGATCCCACCACTAAAAATAATAGTTTTAGAATTATTATTAGCCACCTTCCACACAATGATTCCACTTCCTCCGGCTGCTCCTCTAAAGGTAGAAAAATATCCGGGATTACCAAAACTTGGACCATAATAAGTTCCACCCCCTCCACCTCCCAATCCATCGGTACCCGGTTTTGCAACACCAGGCCTGTCTGTTCCAGCTAAAGGATGTCCCGGTGGGTAACCGCTATGACCGCTGCCGCCACCACCACCACTTCCTCCAGGGGAACCGCCAGCGGTACCTGCGCTACCTCCACCTCCTCCACCGGCATATGTGACAGGTACCCCCGAAATATCCAAAGTTATACCATCACCACCACGGCCTTGTAAAGCAACAGGAGATGTAGGAGGAAGTGGGTAACCATATCCAGCCTGACCGGCACCACCTCCACCTCCAGCAATAGTAACACCTCCCAATCCAGGGCCCCTAGCACCTCCGGGGAATCCAACGCCCCCCGATGGCGATCCTGGTTGAGTTGCTTGACCTTGTCCAGGGCCGTTATAGTACACTCCTCCACCACCAGATCCTCCCGGAAATCCACCTTGCTCCCAGGTACTTCCTGCTCCGCCTCCCAGTGCGGTAAGTCCTAGAAATACAGTATTTCCTCCAGGAGTAGCATTATATCCAGGATTGGTAGGAGGGGAGGAAACAGTTGCTGGTTGCCCACCAAGCCCTACTGTTATTGGATATAGACCTGTTGGAAAAGTTTGGCTTGTTCTATGGACAACTCCGCCACCACCACCTCCACCTCCAACACCGGGGTAACTCCAAGATGTTCCTCCAGCACCACCACCAGCCACTAAAAGAATGTCACCTGTTAACGGGCCACTACCAGGAAGTTGTGTCAGTATTTGAGCTGTTCCTGTTACAGATCCGCTGTTGAAATCGCTACCAGTTACGTTTGTACCACTGACTTCCCAATAGACAGTGGTCCCTGGTGTACCGTTAACAGCAGTTATTGTAACTGTAATAAGACTGCCTTCATTGTAGTTATAGCTACTTGAGGCTAAAGAATAGATAACTGTTTTGCTGGTATCATTGATTGTTATATTATTGGTAGTGGCAATAGTTGGGCCAGTGGCGCTGCCTGTTTTTACTGATACAGTAAATGTTTCTGCTCCCTCTGTTAACTCATCTGCAAGAGGGGTTATGTTAAAACTTCCACTGGCTGTAGGAACACCATTTACAGTTGTTGAAGTAATGTTAAATGATACTGAACTTGCCGAAAAATCTGCACCGGATGAAGTTACATTGTTAATTACTGCATATAATGTTTGTGATGCGTAATGGTAGGATTGATAATTTATGCTTAAACTTGCTCCTTCATTAATAGAGGTAGAATATGTCATTGTAAATGTAGGAGTAAAACTTGAATCAGTGACTGTGACAGACTGAGTAGTGTGTACAATAGGTCCTGCTTGATTTCTAGTTCTCAACTGTAAAACAAATGTTTCAGTTCCTTCATTTACACTTAAATCATTAGACAGTGTTATAACTATAGCCGCTGAACCGGAGCTATAGGTTCCTGATACGGTAAATGAGCCATTTAATTGCCCCGATGGGCTGGTAAAATCTGTGCCTGTTAGCCCAGTGCCAGATATTGTGTAATAGTAGGTACCTGGGGTTACGTTCCCTGTTGTTATATTGAATGTGGTTGAATCTCCTTCATTGATTGCCGCGGATGATCTTCCAGACGACCAGGAGGGAGTAAAGCTTGTATCGTTTATGGTTACAAGACTTGATGATGCTACCACAGTTGCACCTGTAGGGACCAAACTACTAGGATATAATCTTTGAGAGCCCCATATAATCCTAACAGCACCGCTACCTCCTGCGGCTACTGTGATTGTAGGTGATCCTCCTTGGCCAATTCCTGTTGCGCCTCCAGAGCCGCCACCATAAGCACCTCCTGCCCCCGAAACATTGGCTCCGCTGAAAATACTTGTACCACCTCCTCCATTACCTCCCTGAGAACCACCACCCCCTCCAGGAGCATTTGCACCGAAGTCTACGTTAACACCGGCCAACCCACTAGCGCCTTGCCCTAATAGGCCTACACCTCCACCTCCACCTCCACCTCCACATGCATTCCCATTACCGTTTATAGTTCCAAAATTTGTAGCTCCCCCTGCTCCCCCTCCACCATTACCATTTGTTGGATTTGTTGAAGTGTCAAAAGTATTAGCACCACTCCCTCCAGTGCCGCCATTACCAGCATAACCACCGGCACCACCACCACCACCGCCTTTTGTTTCAACTGTGCCAAACCATTTACCACCATTCCCCCCAAGTCCACCACCATCACCTACATAGGTACCACCGATTCCTTCTATGTTTGTACTACCAAGTCCACCATAACCTGCCACTGTGCTAATGTTAATAAAATAGCTGTTGCCTCCATTATTACCATTTACACCGGCAGATCCGCTTGAAAATCCAGCTCCACCGGCGCCTACTACCACAGTGTAGCTTTGACCTGGAGTTACATTGATATTGTTTTTCCAACCTAGGCCACCTCCACCTCCACCTCCACCACTGGCATTTCCGGTAAATCCCGGAATTGAACCCGTTCCGCCACCTCCAACACAAACAACACATACTGAATTTACACCAGCCGGACAAAGCCAAGAATAAGTTCCAGGAGTAGTATATTGCTGTTCACCTTGAGGTCCTGCTGCCGATAAAATGTCTACCCTAAATGTTTCTGCTCCCTCTGTTAACTCATCTGCGATTGGAGTAAGAGAAAAAACGGTAGTAGAAGCTAGAGTTGGACCGGAAGCACTAATATCAAATTGACCCCTGTCTCCCCCTCCAGGTAAAGGTGTAAAATCGTTTTGAGAACTTGATGTATGAACAGCCTGATAATATAATCTTGTACCATTGGCCACATGGTAAGTTGTCACGGTAAAGTTAACTGATCCTCCTTCTGATACGGAGCTACTAGAAGGAACAACAGCATAAGTTGGAGTAAAGCTAGTATCACTTACTGTTATATTGTTTGATGTTGCAACAATTGGACCACTAGTACTCCCTGTTCTCAACTGTATGGCAAAAGTTTCTGTACCTTCACCACCACTTAAATCATTAGTTAAAGTCACACTAAAACTGCCAGTACCATTGGGTGGAGTAGCCACTGCTATCAGTACCGATCCACTTAAACTAGAACTTGCGAAGTCACTTGTGGTTAGACCAGTCCCTGTTACAGTCCAATATAAAGTTGTACCTCCAGGAACTTGGCCTGTTGTTATACTAAAAGTAACGCTTGCCCCTTCATTAACTGATGAAGGGCTTCCTGTTATACCGTAAGTCCTGGTAAGACTGGTATCATTAATGGTTATAGTTATAGATGTTGCCACAACAGGTCCAGCCGTTGATCCTGTTCTCAATTGAACCTGAAAAGTTTGATCACCTTCTGTTGTTAAATCGTCTGTTGCACTTACACTGAAGCTACCAGTTCCGCTAAGAATTGGGCCTGCTGCGCTTATGGCAAAATTTCCATTAGTTGAAACAAAATCTGCTGCCGCTGTTGTACCGTCTGAAATTGTCCAATATAAAAAAGTTCCATTAGGTACGTGGGTAGTGGCTACATTAATTGTTAAATTTGTTCCTTCATTAAAATTATTAGCGACAGGATTTATACTGTAGCCTGGTGTAAAACTTGTGTCATTTATTGTTATAGCAGGGCCTGTTGCTACAATAGGTCCAGATGTGTTGAATGTTCTTAGATTATAGACAAATGTTTCTGCACCTTCTCCTGTACTGAGGTCATTAGCCAGTGTCAAAGTTGTAGATCCTCTACCAGCCGCATATGTTCCACCTAGGACAACGGATCCAAAAAGAGTTGCTGGACTAAAATCACTGGGAGTTATATTAGATCCGCTAATGGTATAATATAAAGTTACTGGAGGAAAGTTTGTTGTAGTAACAATGATACCTACACTTGAACCTTCATTTACGTTTGTAGTTGAAGTTGTAACATAAAAACTAGGTGTTAGACTGGTGTCGTTTATGGTAATTGTAGGACTTGTTGCTTGAACAGGCCCAGAAGTGCTGTTAGATTTAATAACAGTATTAAAAGTTTGATTACCTTCTGTGGTCATATCAGCTGCAATGGCAATATTATATGAACCAATATTTGACGAGACATTAAAGCTACCAAATAAAGGTGGATTAAAGTCAGCATCATTGGTAGTGACGTGACTAATAGTCCAATAATAGGTGCCATTGGGTATGTTACTTCCACTTATATTGATTGTGGTAGTTTGTCCTTCATCAACTGTTATTGGTCCAGGAGTGACTACCCACACAGGCGAATTACTGGTATCGTTAATTGATAAAGTGGGTGTTGATGTAGTAATTGCACCAGTGGTACTAGCTGTTCTTACTGCAAACTGAAAAGTTTCAGTGGTTTCACCTGTGCTGGCATCATTCAAAATTGTCATAGAAACACTGCCAGCATTTGCATTTATGAATACTGATCCAAAATGTACTCCGCCAGTGAAGTCATTGCCATTTACCGTTCCTAATGCTGTCCAATAAAGAGTTGTACCATTAGGTACGTCTGTGGTTGTTATATTAAAAATTATCGTTTCGCCTTCATCATAAGCAGCCTTAACTGGATTTCTAGTAACATTGTATGTGGGGTCGATACTTGTATCTAGTATTATTATGGATGTGCTTGTTGTAACAACAGGCCCTGACGCACTACCTGTTCTAATTTCTACGTAAAAATTTTGATTACCTTCTGTTGTTGAATCTGCAAGTGTATTAACAGTAAATGTTCCTGTGTTTCCATTGATAAAAAAGTCACCGCTTATGGCTGAAAAATCAGCATTTTGAGTAGTTTGGTTGTTGATTGTCCAAAATAAATTGGTACTGTCAAACAAATTTTCTGTAATAACCCTGAAACTGCAAGTATCTCCTTCCCAAACAACTGGTAATCCTGAAAGAATACTTCTAGGTACCACTTCTACAAAATAGGCAGGATTTTGGCTGGCATCCATAATTTCTATTACTTGTGAAGTTGCCACCACAGGACCTGTTGTACTTATTGTACTTACCTGCATTGCCAAAGTTTCATATTGAGTGGGCACATAGGCAGCTATAGTTACCAAAGATGGTGAAAATGGTACAAAAGTTGCATCTTTGAAATTTCCAAGATACAATTGACTTGTCACGGGATTACTGACAATAGTATAACCATTAGGAGCATCGAAAGTATTGAAAGACTGAACAGACGTTATATTTCCTGTAGAATAATCTATTTGATACTGGTAAATTCTTCTAGTATTCAAAGTTCGAAAATAGATAAATGGCAGCTTATTATCAATAGTTGCTTTAGAGGTCTCACCAGATCCTATTACATTATCAACTCCAAATTTAATCAACCACCCAGTTTTAGTTATTCTATATTTTTCAATAAATCCATCTGTAGTTGAACGATAAAGGTATCTGCCAAATTTATCAATCACAATATTTTGTGTAGTATTGCCAGTAGTTAAATGGTTATAATAACTTGTGGTACCATTTTGGTTTATATAATATATAGTAAGATAATAAGCATTTGCTATAGAACCAGAGATATAAAGCACACCACGAGCAGATCCCAAGTTTAATAGATCTGGTCTTGGATGTATTTTCATGTCACTATAAATAGTAAACACATTAAATGTAGGCAAATTGACACCTACTTGACTTGTACCTATTTGTGTTAATGCACCTGTACTAGTAGTAACCGCCGATGATGAAATAAAGCTTTGATTATTAGCAAGGTGCAACGCAATCAATAAACTGCCGTCATTGGTATAACAAGGAAAGTCAACAGAATTAAGCGAATTATTCGTGAGGCCTGTAAATTCTTGATCTGCCACTCTAGTTATCACATTAGTTAAGGTATTTCTTTGCAATATTTGAAATCTGTAACTATTAATGGCAGCAGCATTGGTTCCAACATGAATGCACTGATGAGAAGGATGTGGCCTAATGGAAATTGCATTGCTTGTAAAATCAGACCTTATTCTTGTAATAGCACCTGTTGCAGTGTTTATTGAATACTGTTCCCATCCTTGATCCCATGCTCCATAAACGTATTGTCCATCGTCGCTGACGGTAATTTCTCGTAGTATACCACTGGCTATAGTGAGACTATTAACAAAATTTAAACTGCCCGGAGCTTCCGTTGTTTGGTCAAGTTTGGCATTTACGGTAAATGCTGCTGCTGCACTAAGAACAGTCACGTTTCCAAAATTAGTATTTTGAATAAGATCTTGGGCGCCAGCGGTTCCTGTGTTTACCCAATATAAAATTGTGCCGTTATCTACATTTGCCGTGCTGATATTAAAGGTTACATTTTGACCTTCATTTATTCTAAAAGGACTGCCTATGTTTGGAACAATTGCGTAGGTAGGGTCTAAACTTGTATCATTGATAAAAATGTTAGGAGTGGTTGCAACAATTGCTCCATTTAGACTTGATCTTATGTTTACAAAAAAACTTTCTGTACCTTCTGTTAATTTATCAGCAATCACATTTATTGAAAATTGCGCCTGAGGATTTTGTCCCACGTCTATTACAAATGTACCTGTTGTTGGAGTAACATCAGTTACAATGTTTGTATCCCAAAAATATGTAGTTCCCTGTGGAACTCCGTCAGAAGTTGGTATTTGTATTGTAACTGCGGCTCCTTCATTAACGGGATTAGGAGAGGCTGTTACAGTTAATCCAGGTGCTCTACTGGTGTCAAAAATTCTCACCTCAGAAAATGCCACTACCGGTCCTGAGTTACTGCCTGTCCTTAATTCAAATAAAATTGTTTCAGTTCCCTCAGTTGTAGCATCATTTATAACCGTAAATGTTACACTTGCAGCATTACCTGATATTGTAACCTGTCCAAACTCGGGATTGGCAGGAGCACTAAAATCAGTTCCAAATGTTGTACCGCCCTTGGTCCAATAAAGAATTGTGCCATTTAAAACACTGGTAGTTGCAATATTAAATGTAACAGATGCGCCTTCGTTTATTGGTGAAGAACTAAAAGTTACCTGATATGTAGGGCTTAAACTTGTATCTTGTATTCTTACAAGACATTCAGCAACAATTTCACCTGCAATATTTCCTCTCCTTATGTAGATAGGAATATCTTCTGAGCCTTCAGTGGTTCTATCAATGTTAGCTGTTAGTACAAACGATCCTATGCCATTTGTTAGGCTAATGAGGCCGTTGTCAGTTAAAAAATCATCAGTAGGAATACTGTAAAAAAGAGAAGTTTCTGGTGCTAATTCAGTATAAACATTAATAGTAACTGACTGACCTTCGTTTATACTGGCACTACTTGGAGTTGCAGTATAAAGCGCAGTCATTCCTATTTGGATTATTCCACCATCTATTTGACCATCGGTAAAACTAATTGGCATAACTCACCCTATAACAAATGTCAATGGAGTTCCTCCATCCTTATAGTTAATAAGATCTTGCTCAAGAACTTCTAATTCTGATTTACCTTCCGCCTTCAAGGCTGTTCCATTTAAACTGGTTCCTCCTTGCGGACTTGCAATTTGAGCAAATTTTTCTCTTGCTTCACCTAGTATCATTTTGCAAGTTGCCAGAGAATAATCTCTTAACCATTGACTAGCAAATGGATCTTGTAGTAAATTGAAGTCAGGGCGCTGATTGTAGATCCATAGAAGAACTTCTTCTTCACTCCTAGGTCTTTGCATTAGGGTTAGTTTTTTGGTGGTTCTATTAAAGGTAAAATTTATATCGCTTCCAAACATCTTACCAACTTGCTTTTGATAACTGGCAAAGGCATAGTATGTGGCCAATCCTCCCATATTTGTAGCAGTAAGCAAATAGGTATTAGAATACGCAAGATTGAATGGTTCGAATAATGTACCTCCTTGTCCTCCACCTGAACGAGATCCTATACTTCTTCTAAAAATTTGACGAACATTTGTAACTTCTTGAGGTAAGTTATATTCATTCCTATCTACTTCTATGGTTAAAAAAGCATAGCTTTCTTCTACTGCGTTGCTGCTGCGTTGTCTAAATTTTCCCAAGGCACGATCAATTGCAGTATTATAATCTTTTGGGTCTAATTCTACATCAACCATAGAACCACCCAACATAGAATTTATGTATTCTACGATTTTTTCACGTTCTAGCTCGTTTTCAGTCATAATTTTATTTACCATAAATATATTACTATGCCTAGACTTTCTCTTTACCGCCCAGAAAAAAGCAACGATTTTAGATTCTTAGACCGTGCCATAAATGAACAATTTCAAATAGGTGGAACTGATATCTATGTTCACAAATATGTAGGCCCTAATTCTCCTCAGCAAGGTGAAAGTTCTCCTGTTCAACCTAATCAAAGCAATTCTATTCCTGAATTAGGCATACAAGACCTTCTTTTACTGGAAAATAGAGATAGAAAATATGACCAAGATGTTTATATTATTAGAGGAATTTACACTCTTCAAGATGTTGATTTTAATCTAAGCCAATTTGGGTTGTTTCTACAGAATGACAATATTATGATAACTTTCCATTTAAGGAGCAGTTTTGAAGCTCTAGGTAGAAAGCTTATTGCAGGTGATGTATTAGAGCTTCCCCATCAAAAAGATGAATATGCATTAGACGATGGTCTAACTGCTTTGAAACGATTTTATGTCATAAGTGAAGTTACTAGACCTGCAAGTGGATATAGTCAAACATGGTATCCTCATTTAATAAGAGCCAAATGCCAACCTTTAGTTGACACACAAGAATTTAAAGAGATATTAGATAAAGATAGTGGAGCAGATGATGGAATAACTCTAAGAAATTTATTGAGCGATTATCAAAGAAGTATAGAAATCAATAACCAAGTGATATTACAAGCAGAAGAGGATGTGCCTAAAAGCGGCTATGAAACAAGACATTTTTATATTATTCCAGAAGATGATAAAGGTCTAGCAGATGTTCAAGACACCACCGACCTTGAAATAGATGCCAGTAGCACAATGATAAATGCTGCCGCTGTCTTAAAAACTCCTAATAAAAATTATTATGTGGGTTGGTTAACCGGCGACGGAGTTCCTCCTAACGGATCACCTTATAACTTCGGTATCGTGTTTCCTTCAAATGCCATTGCAGGAGAATTTTTCTTAAGAACTGATTATTTGCCTAATAGAATGTATAGATACGATGGAAGGAATTGGGTTAGATTTGAAGATGATGTAAGAATGACAATAAGTACTCAGGGAGACACTCAAGCTACTGATCCAGCACTTGTTCGTAGAAAACTCAAAGCAAGTTTTGTAAACAACTTAAATACTTCAACTATAGCAGGACAAATTGTACCTGAACGTCAATCACTGAGCAAGGCGCTCAAACCTAGGGCAGATTTATAAAATGGATTATTTTTATGACGGTCAATTGAGGAGATATGTTGCTCAATTTATAAACATAATGAGCAATTTTGCCTACAAAGATAATAAAGGTAATCTCGTCCAAGTTCCTGTTAGATACGGAGATCTAACAAAACAAGTAGCTCAAGTTTTGAGAAAAAATAGCGAAAACGCCATACCCAGTGCTCCATTCATTGCCTGCTATATAAAAGATTTACAATTTGATCGACCTAGACTACAGGATCCTACTTTTGTCAGTAAGATTAATATTAGAGAAAGAGACGTTGATCAAAACAATGATTATTTGAATACACAAGGATCAAATTATACAATAGAAAGAATAATGCCAAGTCCCTACTTACTAACATTGACAGCAGATATATGGACATCGAATACAGATCAAAAATGGCAAATTTGGGAACAAATAGTGGTATTTTTTAATCCTAGTTTAGAAATTCAAACGACTGACAATTATATAGATTGGACTAGTCTCAGTGTACTGCATTTAGAAAATCAAACTTATACCAGTAGAACTATTCCACAAGGAGTAGCAGAGGATATTGATATTTTAACAATGAATTTTACGGCACCTATTTGGATTACACCTCCTGCAAAGGTAAGGAAATTAGGGGTAATTACTAAAATAATTAGTAATGTTTTTTCTTCTAATGCAGAAGGTATTATTCAAACTCAATATCGAATAGACGGAGCAAGTGATATTTTTAATAACATTACGTCAGGTGAAGAAATTGTCATAACACAAGGTGATTTTGACTTATTGATATTGAATAATCAAGCGAGACTGGTTCCTCCAAGTGTCCCAGATAGATCAATTGACATTACAGATCCAAGAAATTCTGTAAGTTGGCAAAAACTTTTGAGTTTTTATCCAGGTAAATTTGTAGCAGGAGTAAGTCAATTAAGATTTTCAAATCAGGAAGGAAGTGAAATAATAGCCTATGTAAGCTTAGATCCACTTGATGATAAAAATATGGTATTAAATATTAATCAAGATACTATTCCTACTAATACTATTATAGCAGGAAGAGGCACAATTGATGCTATAATAAATCCTAGCACTTATAAACCCACAGGGCTAGTAGCAGGTTTAAGATTTTTAATTCTAGAAGGAATAAATGATAATGATCAATTTGGAACACTGGGTTACCAGGGTCCGATTGCATGGAAAAATGCAGATAATTCAGACTTTCATGCTAATGCTAACGATATTATAGAATATAACGGTTCAAATTGGCTAGTAGTATTTGATAGTAAAGGCTTCAATGGAACAATTTATACAACAAACAGCTATACAGGCACACAATATCAATATTCTAACGGAGATTGGAGCAAAACTTACGAAGGTATATATAATAACAAGTTATGGCGTCTAATCCTTTAAATCAAAAAATTGTATGCAGTGGGGGTCTATTCCTTGCAGTAAATACAAAACGTTTTTTATTTTTACAACGAACGCAATTAAAGACTGCTGGGCTTTGGGGGTTTGTTGGAGGTAAAAAAGAACCCTTTGATCATACCCCATTTAGTATTTTGGAAAGAGAGATAGAAGAAGAAATCGGAAAAATTTCTGAAATTAGGAAAATTATACCATTAGAATTATTTGAAAGTAATGATCAAAAATTTCAATATAACACATATGTTTTACTAGTAGGAAGCGAATTTATTCCCAAACTTAATTCTGAGCATTCAGGATTTGCTTGGTGCTCATTTAATCAATGGCCTAAACCATTACATCAAGCCGTGAAAAACAGCCTAAATAATAAAGTTATAAAAGCCAAACTTGAAATTTTAATTAGTCTGATTTAATCAAATCTGGGCCGAATGCCCAAGTGCCTAGATGTCTCAATTCTTGACTAAGCATGGTATCAATCTTTATCTTGTATCCTAAACTGGAAATTTTTTGGCACAGCAGCATGTCCTCACCTAGATAATCATTCGATTGTGAGCTCCAACCAAATTCAAACCAAGGCTTAGTTAGCTCTCTAAAAATAGTAGTCTTCATCAACATACATCCCATGCCTACGCCTTGCACTTCAACTAGATCGTTATAAATTTCAAATGGCAAGGGGTTAGACCAATCTCCTATGATTTCATAGGCGACTCCTTTTGCTGGCAGTTGTCGCCTAACATAATTACATGCTACTACAGATTCATTGTGAGCCAAAAGTCTCAGAGCTGTCGATGCTGGAAATACTATGTCACTGTCTAACCATAACACATATTCGGATCCAAGGGCTACTGCTTCTGTGGCTAACCTTTCTCGTTGTGTTAATAAAATTGTGCTAGCATCCATGAAAACATGAGTATCTAGATTATTTTGCGTGTTAAGTTTTACCATTTCTACAAGGCTAAGAGCGTGAGCAGAATGAAGAACATCTCTAGTTGGAATACAAACAGCTAGATTACTTCTTTTTGAGTCCCAACTAGAGGTAGAAAATACAGATCTCTTTTTCATGCGCCAGCAACATCCTTACTAAGTGTTTCGCCCTTGATTACAAGACTATGGATTGCATTTATCAAATCTTGAGTCCGTTTAGCACATATTATAAAATCATTAGGACTTAATTTGCAAGCCGTATTCATTGTTTCTATATCAAGGCGTCCATTAGTAAGGGTTTCTATAGCACAGGTTCTAGCCAAATTTTCAATAAATCGTAGTTTTATTTCTTCTTCATCATCTTCCAATAAGACCTGACATTCATCAAAATCCAGGTCCTCTAATAACTCCAAAAGATAGGTTTTTTCATTTAATTCAGATTTGTTTAAATCTGATTTCTTAGATAAAGACTGTAGTCTGGTTAAAAAATCATGTAAAGTTTTAGGATTGGTTGTTCTATCCCAATAAATTATATTATCTAATTCCCACTTGCTAGGCCCTACTACTAAATTGTCTATCAATGTTTCTACTTGTTCAATATTCATTTTTAACCTGGATAATTAAATGGTGTAGGTCTACCGCCAAATGTTTGAGAAAATTTAATTTGTGTGCCGGGAGTTTGTCCAATACCGTAAGCAGGGTTAGCTCCTAATACAGCGCTCAATTTAATATTCTTCCCACCTGTTGGGGCATTTCCTCCTGTACCTGGTAAGTTGTTGGTAAAAGCCTGATTAACCTTGCCAAAACTTATTTCTGCCCCCGAAGCTGGTGTAACAAACGCCATATTAGTTTCCTAGGGCATATTTATTTATATGCATGGTTTTTGTTGATATAGAAAAATAGATTGTCATAATAACTGAAAATATTCAGTTATTTACCAGATAAAATTGCTTTGTGAATAACTCAGGCTTGTGCTTCAGTCCATCTTAACAGCACAGCACCTCTTACACTAGCATTACCTGTAAGATTTGAAACACGTACATTTATAGCTAATGTATCAGGCCCATTTGGAAAAACTCCGATTCCTCCGAAAGGGCTGTTTGTTAATTCTTTAAGTTGAGATAAACTTAATACAGAGTCCCCTGAGGGCTGACAACTAAAGGCAAATACTTGCTCACCAGGCAAGGCATATGTTCCTGCTGAATAGGTTATTTGACCGGAGTTTGCCACTTGACCTAGACTTGGTTGTCCTCCTTGAGTTTCTAAATTTAAACTTGACCAAGAAGCACCTGAAACATTTTTTGGATTTAGAACTCCTTCAACGATAATACTTTGGGGATTGTTGTTTCCCTGTGCCAATGATACAGCGCATTCTGAAAGCAGCATGGTACTACGATTAATTAAATCTCTGGTTCCTAGGTCGCCTACTGCACTATTGCTGACACTAGGTGCAAGTCTAATTAAAAATACTGTTGCAGTTGCAATTGTAATGGACAAATTGCTTTGTTGATAATTAAAAATATAACCCCTATCTTCGTCAAATAGCCCATCTACAAGCAAAGCACTTCCCCAGTGGCTTAAGGTAGGTGTTGCATAATTAGAAATTTGAATAACACCTGTTTGAATAGAATGAATGGCGGCTGCTCCTGCTGTCATTGTATAATTCGCTCCGTTAATCCATTGTGTCAGTGGTACTGCTCTTGTAAGTCCTGTAAGTATGGAACTTCCAGATTTTCCAGTATAGTTAATCAGTTCGTTGTCTATGTAAACTGTACCGGTTGTTGCAAAATATGTATTATCTGCCACCCACATAGATGTATCACTTGCACTCGTGCCAGAAGTTAGCCAAGATATTGCACCCTCGTTTTCTATACTATATCTAACAGGTAAATTTCCTGTCCTCATATGAGATTCATAGTTTACATTATTGTTCTTTAATCTATGAACATAAACCCAGTTGCCGTCAGATCCTCTAACCATCCAATCAACGAAACCAGCTCCATACCATGTATATTGTATTCCAAGCATGTGCATTCTGGCTGTGTTTATTGTAAAACCACTAGGGCCTGTTCCATCTACTCTATCTATATTAAATTCCTGTTGTCTAGATCTTGTTTCCTGTATTAAACTGGCCTTTACTCCCACAGCAGCACTAGTTCCTCTATAATCTGGATTCACATAGGCAACTGAATCACTACCAACGCCTGTAACCCAATGTGTCATTCCCCTTATAACAATTTTATCTCCAGCCTTAATTTGCCTGGTGAATCGTGTGTTTGTTCCAGTAATCTGATTTGAATTTGGATTAACTGTTACAATTCCTATCAACTGTTGAACTGCATTTCTTCTAACAACGCATAGGTTCATACCGTCAAATTCCCAAAACATACCGTTTTGGTCATCGAAACATCCAGCACGAATGGTCGCTCCATGCCATGTTTCTACAACAACTTTTTGTCTAACTCCAAATACAGCTCCGCCTGGTGGAAGCGCCACCTGAGCTTGTATTTGAAATTGTGTATCACTGTTGATTCCTGTTACCTGATATAGCCCATCAAATTCCGGACTAGCAGTAAATCCCTCTATTCTTACCTGAGCTCCTACTTGTAATCCATGTAAGATATCATCTGTTGTTACAAAAATATTAGATCCTACTGAAGTTCCACTTTGGGAAATAGCTCTAATATCATAATTTGGTTTGAGCAGAGTACCAGTTGACCATAATAGTCCTTTACCAGATTGATATCTAAAATATTTTTTACTCACCCTTATAACACTGGCACCATAACTAGGGATACCGCAATTAATTATGACTCCACCATCGAATGGCCTATGGATAATTTGAAACCCTGCTAAAGAATACACAGCGGTTACGCCCAGACCAGCGGCGGTAACTTGACCTATTCCTAGATAAGTGATTGAAGTGAGACTTGGAATTCCTGTAATTATAAAAGGACCAGTGCCGTTAGAAGCGTTTCCAGGCCCGTTTAGAATTACATATAATGGTGAACCAGGGGTTAATCCGTGATTACTATTAAATGTAATAGTTATAGTAGAAGGACTTGAACCATTTGATGTAACGCTTGCTACGCTCAAGGATGCTCCTGTATACAGTTTAGCTCTTCTCAATGTGGTAGCATCTGTCAATAAACTCTGTCCATTGGTTCCGACAACTCCCCAAGCAATATATGTAAATTGGTTTGCGGCAGGAACAGATGCTATTATAAAAAATCCATCTGCTCTACTTGAGCCATTTATAGCATCACTTACAGCCAATATACTTACAGCTTCTCCTGCTGCCATGCCGTGATTGGCAGTGGTTGTAACCGTAATTGTACTAGGTGTACCTCCGTTTGTTATTATAGACGAAATAAAAAGATCTATTCCTGGAACTTCATAGATTCCAGGATATCCTCTGACCAAACCGTAGCCCGCCCACTTTGTTGGTTGTGTACCGTATTCAAAGTCAGCATCTATCATTGACTGACCTTGACTAATTCTCATTCTTTCAATGGCGTCTGTGCCAAAGCTCCAAGGTTTAAAATAAGCAACAGAATTTTCAACAAGAATACTTAACCTATCATTTGAACTAAAACTAGCTGTATTAACTCTCAGTGTAACAGTTGTAAAACCTGATTCTCTTTCTATCAATTTTGGAGATAATCCTGACAAATTACTTTCAGAATGTACCGCAGTTGTATTAATATGATTAGCATCGGCAAAATTATATAAAATAGTGTTTCTTGTTACATTTGTTATAAGTAAAATTTCTTCTAATCTAATATTTCCAGGAATCTGAACGGTGCCGACACCTATTGCTCCCGGAGTAAATACATACTGTCTAATTTGTAATTTTGCCATATTTTACCTTAATAACCAAAAGCCACTGACATCGCCAGATTAAACGCAAAAAAGTTTGTTGCTGTTGCTTGGCCACCTGCCACTAATAATCTTCCTCCGACGTATAAATCTCTATTTATCGCCGCTCCACCTACCACCTGCAAGGCGCCAGTATTTGTAGAAATAGGATTTAGACTGCTTTCTACTTTCAGTGTTCCAACTCCTGTAATAGATCCTGTACCAGAAGTTAATCCCACCGTTATTTTACCTGCTACAAACATATCTTTTTGAACGCCAACACCACCTGCAACTTGAAGAGCGCCAGTTGTACTACTGATGGATGTAGTTGTATTGGTCATGGTGAATATTCCGCCATATGGACTTATCAATCCACCTGACCCTGTACTTAAAGCATAGCCATTTGAATAAATTGTTCCACCTACCCATAAATCTCGACCAAAACCTGCTCCACCTACAACCTGTAAAACTCCTGTATTTGTTGAAGTTGCATTTGCAGAACCAGATACTACGATGTTAGTTGATGTGAGACCAACTAATCCTGTTATAGTTCCACCAATGACTCCGCCTACATTTACTGTGCCTCCGACAACTAGGTCTTTCCCAATCCCAACACCACCTCTAATACTTAGAGCTCCTGTGGTGCTGCTTGCTGCATTGGCAGTCGAAGGTATAATCCATTGGCCAACAGAATCTGCCCACGCTTTAATAGAACCCGATCCATCTGCCAGTATGACATTACTGTTACTGCTTACCATAATAAGTTGAGAGTCATTTCCTGTATAGCCACCTATTATTACATTGCTCGATCCAGCATTAACACTAAGACCTGCATTTTTACCTATGAATATACTATTTCTATTAGAAGTTATATTAAATCCAGCTAGATGACCAATAACTACATTAGAATCTCCGCCTGCATTTGGAGCTGCCAACGCACCTATTATTACACTACTTGTACTAGTTGTAGAAGTTGGATAAGAGCTAGCATTACCGCTATTGAGGAAAATACTACCAAATCCGTCACCTGCATCTCTTACAGCTAGGTGTACAGTGCCCCATCTTATTCTTCCTGTAGCCCCAGAGCCACTTCCTAGACTAATGTATCCCCCTACTCCCAGACCTCCTTCAACTCTCAAGGCGCCCGATGTAGTATTGGTGGATTGCGTTGAAGAATTGATTACTATAGCCTGTTGAAATCTATTGGCGTTTGCTCCTGACCAATAATTTTCATTATTCAAAGCGGTTTGGAGTGAAGTTGAATTTGGAAAAGTTATAGATCCGTCGTTGTTAAAGGACCAGTTCCAAAAATAAGTTTGATCAGTTGTATATATGTCTACACCGCTAGTTGCATCAACAGTTACATTGATATTAGGAAGGCCAAGCTTTAATATTTCTCCAGTTGAACCTGTTCTCAAAATCGTATGATTGTAGGATCCTCTTGGTAAAACTATATCTCCCCCAATGTATACATCTGCGCCTACACCTACTCCGCCCTTGACCTGAAATGCTCCCGTTGTTGTTGATACAGCATTGGTGGTATTGTTGATTACGAATGTACCGGTTGTACCTGTTGTTATTCCCTGTGTTACAAAAGAATTAACAGTAGCAGTGGTTAATATTTGAGATCCGGATATAAAACTAGTTGTGCCTATATAGACAGCTCCACCTATACCAACTCCACCTCTAACCTGTAGGGCACCTGTGCTTGTAGATGTTGCATTAGTTGTTGATGTCACTTGGACTAATTCAGAAGAAATATTAATTGCTCCGCTTATATTTCCACCAGATGCACTTCCCACAGTTATTTTTCCGCCTACCCATAAATCTCGGCCAACTCCTGCACCCCCTACGACCTGTAGGGCCCCTGTATTTGTTGAAGTTGCATTTGTAGAACCAGATACTACTATGTTAGTAGAAGTCAGTCCATCTAATCCTGTTATAGTTCCACCAGATGCACTTCCTACGGTTATTGTACCACCTACAAATATAGATTGGCCAATTCCAACTCCACCTTTAACCTGTAGGGCACCAGTGGTCGTATTAGTTGCCGAGGTAGAATTATTGATTACAAATGTACCTGTTGTGCCTGTCGTAATTCCAGGTGTTACGAATGAATTAACACTAGCAGTGGTTAGTATTTGAGATCCAAATATAAAACTTGTTGTGCCTATGTAGACAGCCCCACCTATTCCAGCCCCACCTGCAACCTGTAAAGCTCCCGAATTAGTACTTGTTGCAGCAGTTGCATTGTCTGTTTTTATTATGTCGTCTGTTTGAACAATTGTTGTGGTAATTGTTGTTAATTGTATGGTTAACCTATTGGCAACAATGGCTCCACCTACATACAAATCACCGCCTATTCCAGCACCACCTGCTACTTGTAGGGCTCCCGACGTAGTAGAAATAGCCGCAGTGGTATTGGTTATTGTAAAAATTACAGGCGAAGGATTTACTACATTTCCTTGTCCTACCAAAGTACCATTTTGATAGATATTCCTAGCATAAAGATCTCCACCTATGCCCACCCCACCTTCAACTCTCAACGCCCCTGTTTGAGTGTTTGTAGCAGGGGTATTGGCTGTTACAGTAATTATTGTACTTGTTAAACCTCCTAATCCAGTAATTAAACCACCTGTTCCAGCTCCCACAGTCAAAAAATTTCCACCTACACGAAGATCCCCACCTAGAGCAACTCCACCGGAAACAACCAATGCCCCAGTTAGAGTATTATTTGTTGCATTGTTTGCATAAATTCTTACCTGACCTCCTACGTGTAGTGTAGTTCCAATTCCCGCACCACCTACAACTTGCAAGGCACCGGTTGTTGTCGAAGCAGCAGAAGTACTCGATGTAACTTTTAATGTTTTTACATCTAGGTTTCCAGATCCATCTCTAAAAGCCAAGGTGCTTATAGTGTCTGTCGACGTAGCATTTGAGGTAATGGCAAATGTTACAGCTTCTCCAGAACCACCTGTTGCAGATAAACCATATCCAGAAACACTACCGCCTGCAAGATAATTCCCTGTGGTATCAATTCCTAATTGAACAGCATCAGATGTGATAGTTGTGACTATGTTTACATTTCCGCTACCATCAAAATTTGTACTTCCTGTGACATCGCCGCTCAAACTTATAATACGAGCATTGGATAATTTATCTGCACTGGTCGCATTGCCTGTTATAGTGCCTGTTATATTTAATGAACCACCTACATATAAATTTGCTCCGATTCCTACACCGCCTCTTACCTGCAATGCTCCTGTTACGGTTGAGCTAGCATTAGTTGTATCTGTAATTGTAAATATTTGATTGTAAGGACTTACGATACCTGTTCCTGTGCTTACAGCGTATCCATTGACAAAAATTCCTGTTGCAGTTAGAATCCCCCCTATTCTTACATCTTTACCAATCCCAAGTCCACCACTAACTGCCAATGCACCGCTATTAGTGCTTGTAGCATTTGTAATATTTGTTATTGAAATTGCTTGGTTAGTTGAACTACCTCTTGAAGTAACAGATTGCAATGTACTAATATTCCATATAGTAACATTGCCTGTTGATGTACTAACTGCGGTATCTGTGCCCGCAAAAATAGCTGTTTGACTGGCATATTGGTTTACAGTTGCCGTAGTTAATATTTGACTTCCTGAAATAAAACTGGTTGTATTAACGTACAATGCTCCACCAATCCCAACGCCACCAGCAACAATCAATGCTCCAGTTGTTGTAGAAGATGCAACTGTGGTGCTATCTAGTGTAAGCTGATTTGACCACGTAGCAGTTGAGCCATTTGAAACTAAAATACGGTTATTTGAACCTATGGTTATAAAAGAAGTCCTACCTGGAGATGTTTGATAAGGAATACTGCCTGTTGCCCCACCAAATAGATGTGAAGCAGTGCTTACTGTCACAGGTCCAAGATTAGCAGTAAGAGTTCCGTTTACTGTTAATGCTCCAAAGATATTAACAGATCCTTTAATAGCAGCCCCACCGCTTACTATAACAGCACCTGTATTAGTATTAAGACTGTCAACAGTAGATAAAACGGTAAGTGTATTTGCTACAATAAGTCCATTTTTTACCTTAAAGTCTTGTTCTATTGCTAAAACAGGCATCAGTCTTCCTTTCCACTCATAGTTAGTCCAGCTATGTTATGTCTATGTTGCATCTCCTTAAACTGCAATAGTTATTCTTGCTAGTTTAACAACCATAGATGTGGCTGCGAAAGCTGTGAATAGTAATCTGCAATTTCCTCCTGAAATATCTGCGTCAAAAACTCCTAATTCTCCGTTATTTGTTATAACTGCGTAGTCTGTCTTGAATACATTGGTTCCGTTGTGTATCATTAAAATTTCTTGGGCATGAAAACTAGCACCATCCACTATTTGTATAGTATATTTTGAAGTTCTATATAGTGTTGAGCTAAAAGTATCTAGCACTTGTTGTATATTGTTTGTAATCGCAAAACTGGTATAACTTGCAAAAGATGCATTATTACTTACAAATGCTGTAATAGATTGACTACTAGTTGTAATACCCAATGTTGATGTTCCTGCAACATTTAGGTTTTGTCCTATACCTACTCCACCAGTAACTACAAATGCGCCACTATTACTACTTGTGCTTTGTTGATTGTTTGTATTAGTGATTGTACCATTAGTGGTTATATTTCCAGTAACACCTATACCCCCTAGTACTTGCAAAGCACCAGAAGTAGTGTTGCCATTGTTGGCTTGACCACCTACTAATATTAATTGTCCTGTTCTAAATGTTCCGTAGGAAGTTCCTGTGAAAATCCCACCAGTTTCAAACCCATTATTGAACCACTCTAGATATCCAGATCCATTGTCAAATCCTAAAAATCCGTCTCTGTCTTGACCGCTCTTGTAATGATGAAAAATAAATCCTAAACTTTTACCGTCATCAAATGTCCAAGTATGATCTGCACCAGTTGATCCGGATGGCACATGTAAATTTATTAAATTATCAGTAAAAACTGTATTTGTAGAATAGGCATAAGTAGCGGTACCAGAAAATACTACATTGCCTTTAAAAAGAGATGTACCGTCTACTACTAAGTTGTTTCTAAAATATGCTCCTCCGGACACATTTAAAGCATTTGTAGCAGGTGTCGAAGTACTAGATGCTGTGCTAACAAGGGCTAGTGTTCCGCCAATATATACATCTCTTCCAAACCCAGCCCCACCTTTTACTTGAAAGGCTCCTGTAGATGTACTTAAAGAAGTTTGGGTATTTGATAAAGTAAGTGTATTTTGAAAAACCGGTCCATCTATACCTCTACTTACTAAAATTTCACCCGTATTACCCGGACCTGCAAATGCACTAACTCCGGATGTACTTTGATATACTACCTGTCCTGCAGAACCATTGCCTACGTTAGTTGCTGTAAATGCTGTACCTGCACTTAATCCCCCTAGACTTTGCCAGAACGGTCTAGTTCCATCACTGCCTAACACAAATGCGTTAGGTCCAATACCTAACCAATATGAGATATTTGTAGCAGTTTGAATTAAAATTGACCCGGTGGTTCCGCCTGCTAAATTTCCATTAATTGTTCCACCAACGTGTAGGTTTTTACCTACACCTACACCGCCTGTAACAACAAGGGTTCCAGTGGATGTAGAAGTAGCTTCTATATTTCCACTCAATGATAAAATGTTTGTAAAAGTAGGACTAGCACTTGTCCTACCTACTAAAACTGAACCTGTAACACCTGGACCAGTAAAGACAGTAGTTCCTGAACTTAATTGATATGGAACTTGAAAGCTGTCACCGCCTTGTAGATTAGTGGCTGTATTAATAACACCTACATTATTACCAGTAATATTTCCTATAGCAAAAATATTATTTACTACAAGATCAGCAAGAGTTGCTGTATTGGTTACTGTAAGTGATGTTACTGTAATTGTACCAGATGTAATTATAGCATTTGTAGATCTTAGATTGGGGAATGTAGCTAATGAGGTTGCTGTAATAGAGTTTACAATGACTTGTTGTAAGGTAGTCGTTGAATAAACAAACATTTCACCAAAGACGGTGGCAGTTGTTCCAACGAAAATATTCTTTTCAGCAGCTATGCCGCCACCAGATTGTATTATTCCAAAATTATTAGTTGAACTGGTGGCAATACCAGTTCCTTCTGTTATAATACCATTTTTAGTTACAAAATCTCTATTCAAAGCCATATAAGGCACGCTCCAGTTATATTACTTTGCCATTGCTGTACGTAAGACCTTTATTGTTTTTGGTATGGCATCACCGGCGATAAAATATAATCTTACAACCGTGTCTGCTCCAGAACTTGTCACCAATGCATCAAAGTTACCTAAATCTACGTGTGTGTATACACTGCCATATTCTGTTATAACTACTGTACCTGTATTGGAAACTATAGTTAATAATTCTGTCATTTGACACCTGTGAGTGCTTGAACTTCCTTCATCTATTTGCACAAGATATTTTGCGCTTCTAAATTCATTAAATGAAAATTCATCAATCACTGTGGCAATGACACTATTTACCGTTTGAATACTTGAGTCAAAAATGGTGTCTGTTATTCTTAAAGATTCTGCATTTACTCGTTTTCCTACTCCAAGGCCTCCATAGATAACTAGAGCTCCTGTTGTCGTGCTGGTACTACTTGATGTATTTGCAATGGTTAATTGGAATGTTGTAGTCGAACCTCTGGCCGTTACAGTTTGCAATGTAGAAGAATTTGCAAAACTTAAAACACCGCCTCCTATATCAGTAATGTTAATATCTTCACCGTCTGTTAACGTATTATTAAAACTTGCTGTTGTTAGTACAGGAGCACCACCTGAATAAAGTATGCCACCTAAAAACAAATCACCCCCAATCGCAGCACCACCTGCAATGACTAGATCTCCAGTGGTAGTACTTGTAGCATTCACTCCACCAGTTAAGAATACTGTTTTAAATGTAGCAGTATTGGCATTAATATCACCGATTCCGCCACCGCCACCTGCTATTCCAACTAGATTACCGCCTAGGTATAAGTCTCCTGCAATAGAAGCACCGCCTCTGACTGTCAAAGCACCGCCTGTATTCACAGATGTTGCATTTGTCGTAGTGGTAACTAGTATTGTTTCGGCTTGAAGGCTGATAAAAGTAGCAGTTGAAGTAGCACCTAATATCCAAGCTCTACCATTCCAGGTATAGGTTTTATTACCTATAGTAAAAGTTTGTCCTTGTGTAGGATTTTGTGGAAAATTTAATAATGCCATTTTTTATCTCTGCTAAATTGCTCCTATTTGTATCCAGTAAGTGTCAGTGCCGTCCCTAATATACTGTAAAAAAGCAGGGATACTTGCATCAATCCAAATGTCGCCTACTCTGGCATATACTGGAGGAGTACCAGTTGTAATTGAAGTGGTTTGAGAGTGAACTAAAAAGTTTTCGTTAGGATTTCCTACAATGTGAGAATATATAGCACCTTGTACAGCCATTCCACCTATAACAACCAAAGCTCCTGTATCTGTACCTGTTGATGCTGTTCCTAATCCAAGTCTTACATCAGAATTAATATCTGTATTTCCTGCACCATCATAATAAAATACACTTCCAATGTTAACTTGATTATCTTTGTTATCTACAAGATTATCACCACCTAATGCTATGGTTCCGTTGACATTTGTTAAATTAGCACCTACATTATGTCCTATGAAAGTGTTATTAGAACCAGTTACCATAGAGGTTACAAGGTTATTACCAAAAAAGAAATTGCTATCTCCGTTTTGAAGTGTAGGTGCTACATTGATACCCAAAGCAATATTGTTATCATTTACAACATAACGATAAATTGTACCGCTACTTGCATAGGGAGTATGATTTGTTCCATTTTCTGGAACTATTAAGACACTATTATTAAACAATAAAATTGTGCTAGAATTTATTCTATCAACAAAAAAACTTCTTTTATTAAGTTGTGTAGTACCCACAATTCCATCTAGATAAACACGAGTTCCTGTTGAAATGAGATGATTTGTTGATGTAACAATTACTGGACTTAGAACAGTACCGCTAGAAACATAATTTGTAAGTGTAACAATAACACCGTTATAAGTGGTAGTTGATCCTATAGCAGGTAAAGTGCGTAATTTATTAGTATACAAACGAAATGTACTTGTAGTTAAAACATCAACCCAAAAACTTGTTTGATTTACAATGCTAGGACCACCTGATGTAGTACTTAATCCATTTACTCCTGTAATCATAATCTGACTGCCGGTTGTTAAATTATGAAAAGGAGAAGTTACAATAATCGGAGTTGATGTTGTTATATTTGTAATAGATGTAGAAGGCACTAGGGTAATACCTGTAATAGTTGCAAGGAAAGGATAATTATTAGTACCCATCAAAGCCAATGCGCTATCACCAATCGCAATAGTATTACTGATATCTGTACCAGAACTTAGAGCTCGTCTACCAAGTGCGATTACTTTATTTGCTGTTATTAAACCGTTTAAGACATCATATCCTATAGCAATACTATTTTGTCCATCTTCTAGCCCTGTAATAGATTGACTTTGAGTATTACGAAATACAATATTATTTTTTCCTTCATAGCCAGTTCCGATTGTTAGCCTATTAACAATAATGTCTTCTTCAACGTGCATGTTTCCACCGATTCCTACACCGCCTCGCACTACAAGATTACCTGAACTTGTAGAAGTTGACAAAAATGTTGATCCGGTAGCTAAAATTCTAATAGTGCCTTCCGGAAGCAGACTGTACATAGTGGCTGTGTGAAATTGTACATACCCTAGACTAGATCTATATGAAGTTCTAAGAAAGCTGTCTGTAGCTACTGTAAAACCTGTTTCAGTTGTTTCTGTAGCAGGTAATTGAGGTTGAGCATTGGCAAGTTTTAGGAAATCTCCACTTCCACCTCCTCGTAATGTTGATCCGCTTAGTAATCTAGGCATATTAATCTCTGTTAATTGTTAGCAGTTTCAAGTATGCTAAGTGTTAATTGAACTGTACCGCTGCTGTTACTAAATGCCCTTAAACTATCTAAACTTTCAATTACCAATTTTCCTGCTAAAACAGTAGCAGCATCACCTTCTGGAATTGGAAAATTTTTAACTAAGAAACTGTCTACATTAGCTGCCTGAGCACCATTCCCTTGAGCATCTGCCAATATTGGTCTATTTCTATGATGAATAAAGTTTACATACTGCGTAACATTGGTTAAATTTGCACATTGTGCCATTAGAACAATACTTGTAACCCCAATTGGTGCAGTATACACAGTGCTTGTTGTTCCCGGTGTTACAGAATAATACACAGTGCTTGAATTAAGCACTGCTGTTTTTGTTTTAAACGAATTTAATGGAATTAATGCCATAATTTTTCCTTTTAGCCTCCACCTGACTCAATAGCTAGAATAAACGGTGTTAGGTTAGCAAATAAAGATCTTGTAAATGTTCTACCACTTAACACACCTGTTGCTTGACTAATCACAAGCCCCGGACCAATTCTAAAATCACCATTTTGATCTGTTGTAGTAAAGAATACCTTACCACTATTTAATTGAACAACTTCTTGTTCTTGTTTAGGATCAGCAACTCCTCTTTGGGGCAAGGCACCATAATCTATGCCTGCACCGACATATTCAAACACATAGCCGGATGCACTCATATAGCTTCTTTGATAAAAATTAACTGTTGCTCCATCAGGAAACAAATCTGTTCTGGTAACATTTTCACCTAATTGAACAATATGATATGTTCCTGCTCTTCTCCAATAACTGAGTCCTGCCATTACCATGTTGTAATTGCTACCTGCTTGAATATCATAAATTAATCTTTGCAAAATTATTTTTGTATCTCTTTGACATTTAACCTTAATTAATTTTTTATATTCATCGCTATAAGAAGCTAAAGTTGATCCTCCAGGTCCCCAATTGTAGTATTCAGTGTAGGCAGATACCTCATCTGCTAAAAATTCAATATTAGATTCTATTAAAGAAACTGCTGATCCTGCACCTTGAACAGCAGGACCTGTGGTTTTTCTTAACGAAGGTCTTACTACATTTTCAGCAGCAGTTAGATTAGCTGCTCCTATAATACCTAGCATATCAACAAATCTAAGATCAATAAATGATTGAGATAAACTACCGTCGCTAACCAATAAATTAATAAATTGAGTAGTTGTATTAGTTCCTGTCTGCATACTTGAAATAACGGTATTACTTATAACCTTATTTGTCAATGTATTAAGGTGTGTTAGTGCATCTATATGCGGTTGAACTTGACTAACAGCAAGTCCAAGATGATCAGTACTTAAAATATTAACACCGTCAGGTATTAGTGCATTCTGTTTGTTATATTGAGGATTTGCTCCTATTTCGCTGCTCAATACTGTATAGTAGCTATTGCCACAAAAAAATAAATCAAAATAATTTTCGTTGACACTCTGAGATGTGTTATCAGGATCAGAGCCTCCTGCTGTTAAAGGTTTACTCAATGTCACTGTTTTGTATTCTACATTTGTTACGACCGTATCAGTATCTACATAAGGTATGAAATTACCACTATTATCTATATTTGTACTTGTAGATCTTGCGAATTGATCTCTAGCATAAACCTTATTTCCAATATAAATCCCAGTAGTATCAATTGGTCCTATTGTAATACTACCTGTAGACAATGAACTTGTTGTAGGGCTTGCATTTAGGAATCCAGGAAATCCTTGTTCATTTAGTTGAGGCACTAATTCACCTGTAAAGTCTCTAACTGTTTCAGGTGCTTCAATTTCCATAACTAAGGAAATATGAGGTCTATCATCTAGATCAGGTAAGAAAATCATTACTCTAGCATTATTTGGCCAATAACCACTAGGATAATATTGATCTAAATAATCTGATCCAGGTATATCAGGACTTTCTGGATAAGCTTTAAACGCTGGATTAAACACATGACCTGTAAATTTACGTTTTCCATATCCCTTGGCCTGCAAACAAATTGTCCCAAAGTTTGCATTACTGTTAACAATGGATGCAATACCGCCTGTATCAACTTCGACACCGATTGAACAAAAAATAGTAAACACGGAAACTAACTGTGCATATCCGTCTCTTATAATATGTATGCCTCTACCACCTTGATTAACTTGGGTGAATGCATCATATACAAATGATTGTATCGGTGATCTTTCACTAATCACAGCACCGTCTACTAAACTACCTCCCATACTACCGATTGGGTCTATTTTTCTCTGCGCCCATGTAGAAGTATTACCAGTTAGTTCATAGCTTAATACATCTACTTGTTTGTCTCTATAGGGGAAAATTAAAGTTTCACCAAAATACAGTGTGGCATTAGTACCAAAGCCAATTGTCGGTATATCTAAACCTACCCTAAACGTATTTGCTGCAATACTCTGAGCAGAAACAACTTTAGGAGCAATCTTAACGTCTGCACCATTTATTCCCACAAGGCTAAACAATCCGCCACCGGCGTACTTAGGTGGGGCATACAATGGACCTTTTTCTATTATATCTGTAATAATTTTAAAGTTTCTCTTAATTGCTTCTTGAGGGCCATACTCATAACCGTAGTCAAAAAATGGATTAATTATTTGACTTATTATTGTGCCAGTGGTTGCGGTAACCACAATATTTGCTGCAACATTGAGTGCCACATCTCTTGCCCTGTTTATTGCCATTGTTGTGGTGTTTTCTTGGCCTCTTACAGAGTTATATCCTGCACTCCAATAACTCAGTCCTGCTTCTAAACTCTTACTATTTCCGCCTAGAATAATATCTTGAGTTACAGCGTCTAAAATTAAGCCAACATCTCTATAACATTTTGCTTCATTATAATTAAATTTACCAGGATTAAAATTTTGATCTATATAAGCTATGGTTTCTTCAATTAAAAAGTCTTTGTTTGCACGTATTAGATCATAAGCTGTTACCATAGTTGCTGTTGTACTGGCTGTCATTGCAATAGCTGCTGGAGGAGCAGCAACACCTGGACCATTTAATATAATATTTGTAATAGTGTTTACGTTAGATGTGATAATATTAGCTTCAGCTGTTGTAGCTGTTGTTGTAAAAAATATTTGATCTATTTCAGTTTGTCTAACACTAACAATTTGATTTTGTATAACTTGGCCAATTATTGAACCTAAATAATTGAATGCTGCTACAGTTTGAGTGGTCTCATTATAGATATTTGTAGAGATACTACTAAAACCATAGTAGTACAGTCCATTTTGAATGCTTTGTCTATTTCCACCATGTAGTAAATCAAACCCAACTGCATTTACCATGTAAGCTACATCTCTTGCACATTTGGCTGTATTATAAGTAAAGCCCCAATTAGTGGCCTGAACAAAAGCATTGACTTCTGCACCCAGATATGCGGCATTTAGACGTAAATTAAGAAAAGCATTAACAACACTTTGTATAGTGCTAGGTTTACCGTTAGGCACAATTCTATTTGTCCATCCAGTTTTGTTACCACTTATTATTTCTATAATGTTATCAAAATTTTGTTGTATAGCAGCAACTTCTACACTTGTTGCTGCTTGATATGTTGATGTATTTTGCGATACAGCAGTTTGATATCTAGCAATTAAATCATCAACTGGTGTAATATTTAAAATTATCTTTGCACTTAGTTCTTTCAAATATTTGATAGCCTCTATAGTAGGATTTAGTTGATTCTTGATATCACCTACATAGAAATCTTGTCCCCAGTACTGTAAACCTGCAAAGGTTGATTGGCTTCTGCTAGGGGTGTAATAAAGTAAATCTTGAGCAAGTGCATCAATAATTAAGCCGGTATCTCTCCTGCATTTAATTTCACTGTACGGAAAATAACCAGGATTTGTAGCAGGTATTAAAACATGATTAATATAATTAATAGTTTCTAATTGTATGAATGATCTATTTGCTTGGATTAATGTTTCTGCACTGATAAATGCACTATCTGGACCAGGGCTTGTATAAAGCGTTGGTGCAGCTTCAGGACCATTATCTATAATGGTAGTGATAATATTCTTTAGATCCTCTATGCTTTGAGCACTTATACCACCACCTACTAATGCAGTATTAATAACTTGTTTGTAAGTGGCTGTGGTAACAGAAGGACTAACAGCTAATAAATCTGTACAGGTAACATTAACAATAACCTTTTGTGCAAGCTCGTTTAGATAATCAATGGCAGCAATTGTTTGAACTTCTTGCCCAGCAATTTTGCTGATAACACCATCGTAATAAGACAATCCAGCCTCTACAGATTTTTGATTTCCACCAAATGCTGCATCGTAGGCAATGTTTTCTATTAAAATACCTACATCTCTTCTACATTTTTCTCTATTGTAACTAAAGAAATTACTTGTAGAATTTATATATGCAATAGTTTCTGCCACCATGAATGGTTTGTTAGCAAGCAGTAACTTGAAAGCATTTTGAACAGCAGTTGACGTATTTTCGGTTAAGTTGATCGGAATTCGTTTTCCAACACTCTGATAATCATCTGGCCCATTTCTAATGATATCGGTTATTAAATCAATTTTATTTGAAATTGATTCAGCTTCATAAATTGTAGCACTATTCAATCCCGCAATAACTTGATTAACTGAATTTTGGTACTTGGTTATTACAGGTTTGCCCTGCACAACTAGTCCCATTAGATTTTTCAAAAATCTATAAGCAGCGGTAGTCTGAGGTATTTCATTTGTTATAAATGATGAACCTGTATTCAACTCACTTACCGTGGTTCCGTATCCGAAATAGTATACACCAGATTTAATACTCTGTCTATTACCGCCATGTAATAGGTCAAATCCTACACTGTCAATAATATATCCTACATCTCTTCTACAGGTAGCTGTGTTGAAAACAAATGCAGGTGCTGTGCTTTGAATAAAACTAATAACATTGTTAGTTAAAGTAGTTTTATTTGTAATTAGGGCATTATAACCATTAAGAACAGCTAGTGAATTAGATGCTGTATAGTTTGGAACAATTAAATTTGTTACCCATTCACTAAATTCACCGTTGGATAAAGAATTAGTATTGGTATTGAGTATGGCCAATATTTCATCAAATCTTGCAGAAACATAATTAGCCTGTGTTGCGTTAGAAGCATTTACAACAACGGCTGCAACTTGACTTTTTAAATAATTAATAGCAGCAGTTGTAGTTGTTATTTGACCACCTATGGCATCAACATATCCTGTTTGTCTCCAATATTGAAGACCTGAAAATATACTTTCACTGGTACTATTTTGTAGTAAATCTATTGCTACACCATCAATTATAAGTCCAGTGTCCCTTGCACATTTTGCCTGATCATAAACAAAGTTACCAGAGTTAAAAGTTTTGTCAACATAAGTAACAACCTGTTCTTGAATAAATGGTTTGTTTGCTAAAAGTAGTGTTCTTGCATTAAAGAATCCAGGATTTTGTTGTCCTGCATTTACACTCATCCCTAAAGCAATAGTTCCTGAACTTACCTTTACAACTATGCTAGTTGTATTAAATCCCCAAGTACCAGTTCCGACAGCACTTGGAACTTGAACAGTTTGATTTGGAATAAACATTGTACCATCACGCAACCAAGGACCGCTCTGATTAGTACAATTCTGAATATAAGGACTATGGAATAGATCTATTCTTTCGTTACCTTCTAAAGGAGGAAATGCAGTGGCATAGGCTCCTCTATTAAATCCAGTTTCATAAGGACCTTCTAGTAAACCGCTACGTCCGTTTAAAAAAGTCATGTAGTTTAAATAACATCCACTGTCTACGTGAAACAAATCTTGTGTTTTGTTTATAGGTTCAATGAAAGTAGTTCTAATATCACTACCTCTAACTGAAGTGTAAGGTTTTAACCTAATTGGATTGTCTTCTAAATAAAATCCTGCACTGACTAAAATTTGTGTACCTTCTTTGTAAAAAGGACTTTTTACAGCCCCGCCAACTGTTCTACAGGCACGACTGGCATCTAATGCTCTTCCGTCATTGGTATCATTACCATCCATGGTAACATACAATGTATTTGACACAACAGGATAAGTACCTATTGGGTTTACACCACGTACACGAATGTCACCTAGTATTTCAGTTAATTGCGTCGGTGGTGCTATAGTTACATCAGTGTTTGTATTGGTAATAAATTTAGTATAAAGATTATTAACATAGGCATCTGCCCATTCTAAAGTTTCTTTACCTAGTGTACCTGTATTTGCTTTCCTAGGAAATGCTCCACCGCCTATTACTATGTCTTGCCCTACACCTACACCTCCGGTAATAGTTAAGGCAGCAGTCATAGTGCTTAAGGCTGTCTGACTAGATGCCACACGCATTTTATCAGCAGTTAACAAATTGTTAAATGGGTTATAAGTTAAACCGCCGTAAATTCCATTAGGATCAATGAATAAAAATTGATTACCTGTGTTAAGAGCAAATGTAGGAAAAAAATCTATATTAACATTCGTGGCTGTGACATTAATGCTAAGACTTGTGGATGCTATTTCTATTCTACCATAAATGTATCCGCCTACATTTAGGTCTTTTTGAATGCCCACTCCTCCCTTGAAATAAGTTCCGCTTGCTTCTCGTTGAGCATTCGCTGCTGCTATTTGAGCAGCATTGCCAGGGGTGGCACCATAAACATCATTAGGATCATATGCCCTAAAATAAGGATTCTCTACATTATCAGTACTAAGTCCTCTTACATCTTCAATGAATAAATTTCTCCATGACCCAGCTTCCTCACCAATGTCAAATGTTGCTGCTACATCTGGAATTAAGTCATTGATAAATTTTGCTTTTGGATCAATTTTTTGAGAACTTGAAATACCAATATTGATAGTTCCTGCATCAAATTCAATCTCAGTAGGAGTTATTAATTTTATATAATTACCGGCTGATTCTAATTTTATATAATCACCTGCTTCTACATTATAATAGTCATTAGCTCTATTATCTATGTAGGATGCTGATTCATTAAGAATATATGAACCAGCTAAATTTTCAATATATCCGTCCGCTTCATTTTTAATATATCCGCCTAATGCTAAATTCTCAATATTTGTAGCAGCTTCATTTTTTATAAAATCACCGGCAAGATTTTCAATATAGGTTTGAGCGTTATTTTTTATATAACTGTTAAGAGACCTGTTTAAAATATATGTACTGGCTTGATTTTCTATATAGTCTGTATTAGCAATATTTTTTATAAATTGTCCAGCTTCGTTATTAATGTAGCTGGTGGCTAGATTCTGTATAAATGAACCAGCAGCTTCATTACGAATGTAAGAGCCCGCCTTGTTGTACATAAACTGGCCTGCGATTTGAGTAATATCAGCACCGGCTTCTACATAAATAAAGCCATTTTGTGCTAAAACTCTATAGTTACCTGGTAATTTTAATACATTAGTTGACATTTATAAATTCCTTAATGTATTTATTCTTAGTGAACTCTTATTTCAGCTGCATCAATTAAGGCGCTGCTTCTGTGGGGCCATTTAGGGTGACTTTGAAATCTTAAAACTATTCCAAAACTTGCATTTGAAACGTCTGCCGGAGTCAAAGAAGTATTCCATAGGTCATTAAATGATCCGTAAGTTTTGATAGGAGATAAATTTAAATCGGCAAAATTATTTCCTATTAAATTATCGTCTAATGTTAATTGAATTGTATCATCAGTAATTCTACCAAATCTATTCATTGTAAGTTTTACTTCAATTCCGGAAATTGTGCTAGGAATATTTGTAAATTGAAAATTTGTAATTTTTAAAAAATAAGTTTTTTCAATTATATCGTGCTTGGGATCTCTTGCAATATGCAATAATTCTCTGTTGGTTTTAATATGAGTTTGGTCTTTTATTTTTAATGCGCTGAAATTTCTTTCATCGTTCCAAGATACATGTCTATCTTCCGCTCCGGATTCAGAATATTGCGAAACATTGTTAGGAAGGGCCCAATTAGTACTCATATCTATATTTACCTATCAAACAAAAAGGGGGGACAAGCCCCCCTGATATATTTTTTTAAATATATTATTGTGCGTCACCTTCAAGATTGGTTGCACCTGTTGCTGTTGTAACAGCAGACGTGCTTGTGCCAGCCTCTTCAATTTGTACATAACCATCACTTGTTGATGTGCTAAAGTTCCAACGTCTTCTAATGGTATTACCACCTGAATCTAATGTAGTTAATATTCTTCCAGAAATCTTTAAAACTTGATCTACTGTATTATCATCTTGTTTGACGGTAATAGTCATTTCGCCTGCGGCAATGGCAGCAGATGCCTTATTAACTAATTTACAAACTCTTTGATTTGTACCATCACTACATCTAAATCTTCTAGCTCCTTTTTGGCTAACTATGTAACCTGCAACACTAGAAGTTCCGTTATGGAATTGTACCTTAATATTATTATTGGCATTAGCACTAAAAAATTTTTGTTTTAATGGACGTCCCATTTGTTTCTCCTTATTGAGCGTTCTATGCCCTACGCAGTGGGTCTGCATAAATCATAAAGACATTGTATTTAACAAAAAGCCCGCCTAAGCGGGCTTTGTACTTGCTGTATATAAATTTTGTTATTTGAAACTTACATTTGCAGAAGTAATTGCAACTTTTCCTAGATAGTCAGCAGCGTTACCTAGTGAGCTAGCTGTATTTGTTAGCTCAACATAGCCGTAACGTGTTAAGAAGCCAACTACTGGCTCAAATGTTGCCGGATCTAGTACAACACCAGAACTCATTAGAGGAATATATGGGCAATAGAAAGCAGCAGCATCAGCTTCGCTTGTTCCCTTATAACCAACAAGAATTTGGTTACTGTCCTGTGTGTCGCTCATGTATGCATCTACATAAACACGCATTGCACCGTTCAATGTACCAACGAACTTGGTGTTTGTTGGAGCCTCGAATGTACCTTCTGTTGTTCTTGCGAATGCAGAAGTTGTTGCGCTCTGTAGAATTGTTAGAGCCTGGTTACTAACAACTGCCCAGTTAGCAGAACCACGACGTGTACGCTGAGCAATTAAGTTGCTTACACGGTTGATCTGAATAGCAAGAGCAGCATGTTCGTCACCGACGAATGTAGCTGTTCCAGAAACTAATGACTGGTCATATGTTTCTTCAACAGCAGCTAGTCCACGTAGAGAAGCAAGAATCTCTTGGTCGATTTCAGCAGTGATTTCTTGTGCTAGAGCGGCCATGATTTCTGCTTCGATATCAATACCTTGTTGTGCCTGTGCATCTTGAGCAGCCTCGAATGTCCAGCGAGCTGAAAGCTTACGGCTCTTAGCTTCCACAGGTGTTTTCAAGATTTGAATGCTCATACGCTTACCTGGAGTACCTTCTAACTGACTTGTTACAGCAGCCTTAGGTGTTGCATCTACATCATTACCAGAGTAAGCAGCAGCAATCTTGAATGGACTCAGTGCTTCTTCACCTGCTACAACATTATTACCGCTGTCTGCGTAACGAACACGTAGTGTATGAATTTGTGCTACTGGTCCAGTCATTGGTTGTACGCCAACAATCTCGTTAGCAATAACGGTTGGCATTACACGACGAATTACTGGTAGGATAACTCTATTTAATGTTGCGATATTACCAGTGCTTGTTGCGCCTGCTGTCGCAGCCTCTGCCAAGTAACGACGTGTGTTTTCCAAACATACTGCCATAGATTGACGACGGTTACCTTGTAGGCCTTCAAGCAGAGCTTCTTTGGTCTCTGACCATCTTTCGTTTAAAAGTTTTGACATTTTATGTCTTCTCCTTGAATATTATTTTGCTAAACCCGCTAATTTGCGGATATCAACAATGTTGTCGAAGCCTACCTCGGGCTTTTGTTCACGATTCCCAGTAACTTCAATTCCTTCGGTTAGAACAGGCTTTTTATCAGATTTTCTAACTTCACCTTCCATTACTGTTGGTAGGTATTTTTCATATGCTTTTGCAAGTTCTTTAGTGCTTACAGATTCTAAAAGAGTATGCATCAGCTGCTTTTTATCAACACCTAGAGGCGCTAATAACTCGGACATTGCTTGTTTACGCTCCATTAAATCTTTAGTGACTCGAATTTCTCTATCTTTAGATTCTACAATGGTTTGTTTTTCTGCTAATGCCTGTTTTGTTTCTGCTAGTTCCGTTTCTTTCTTTTGAATAATCTTTAACAATTTATTTGTTTCTGATTTTTCATTCAAATATGAACCGGCATATTCTTGTGCAAATGCTTCATAAATCCTACGACCAAAATTGTTATTACGGGCACTTGTGATATCTTCTTTTAATTGTGTAATCTCAGAAGTTAATTTATCTTTAATGACGTTTTCTACAACCTTAGCACCTTGACTTATAAATCTTGCTTTGATTTCTTCGAATTTTACTTTTGAATCACGAATTAATCTAACCTTCGTCTCGGCTAAATCACGTTTGTCAATTGCAAATTCTCTAATTTCTTTAGCGAGTGCATGTACAATGAATTGTTCTAACTTAGAAAAATTCTCGCTGACTTTTTTACGATCACCTTGGAATTCTACTAGTTCTTTGCCTAGTTGCTTGATTACAAAACTCTCTAGTTTTTTAGCATCTTCTGCAATACGTTGTTTGTATTGTGCTTTTGCTTCAGCTAGAGCTTTTTTATCTTCATGCAGTTCGGCCATTTCTGCGGCCAATCTTTCGCTTAACATCCTGTCGATTGCTTCAACCATTAAACTCTTATCGTGGTTGTACTTCTGTGCAAATTCTTCACGAAGTTCAGCGGTAACTTGGTCGCGATTCTCCTGCAATTTAGCGGCAAGAGCAGTCTCTAATTCAGATCCAACATCTTCTGAAATCGCTCCACTCTCTACTAATTTTTTGAATGCGTCCAACATTTATTTTTCTCCTCGGGCTTATTTTAGACCTTTGATAATATTAAGGAGATTTTCCTTAAGATATTTTTGGGCCTTTGGATCTTCTCTTGTTTCTACTGCTACCTTGAATGCTTTATTACCACCTCTTGTGTTCATCAAATGCTCATAAACAGGGGTAGGATAAGCACCAGGGGCGCTGGGTTGGGCAACAACATCCACCGTAATAATTTCAAAATCGGATACTTTGCCAGAATAATCATCAACGTTGCCGCTGCCTCTCGAACTGACACCTAGTTTTACTCCGCTTTCTAACATAGTGCGAATAAGATTGCCCATTGGTGTAGGAAGGATTTTCATCTTTCCATATCCATTAGGACCTTCCATCCACATTTGTGTAATCATGTGGCTGACACGGTCCAAATTTACTTTCAAATCATCTGGATGATCAACTTCTCCGAGAACGCTATAACCACTTTGAATTTGATCATTCAATGTTTTTACTGCTTTCTCTATTTCATCAACAGGATAGACACGCTGGTTAGCGTTTCTAATCCCGCCTTGAATAGCAATACCTTTTAGATAAAGATTTTTTCCTTCTTTGTCATCAGACTCAAGTATGACTTGAGCCTGATCAAAACTAAGGTGTTCTCTTAAGTAGGATAATTTCATCCAGTTTCTCTAATTACTTGATGTGCTTGATCAATTGAGCCTGATTGCCCATGCTGGTTTGTCCTGCTTTGTCACCTGAACCCGAACCTACTGGACCTGGACTAGAGCCTTTCTTCTCAGCACCATGACCACCTGATACTTTCTTAAGATTCTTTACGCCCATTTTACCACCAGGAACGTTTCCGTTTCCGCCGTTGTCTTCTTTAGCATTACTTAGAAAACCACCTGCTTTTCCTGCTGGACTTGTGCCAGTATTCGTTCCACCTTCGTGGTGACTTTGGTTTAGGTTTTTAGCATTTGCACCGGTGTTTGGCTTACCAGAACCGCTGCTAATTGGACTACGACCTTCTACGGGAGCACCTTCTGTATCACCAGAACCTGCACCAACGTGCTTGGCCTGCTGCTTCATATTGCTACCTTTGTCCCAATCGTTTCCAACTTTCTCAACATACTCACGAGTCATACGACGGCCTTCCATAAAGCCCATCATATCATCTTCTTTTGACATCTCATCGTCACTGCCCATATCATCGTCACCAGCAGCGAATTCATCACCTCCTTCATCACCTCCGGTTAAATCTTGAGCAGCATCAAATGCGGCCTGTAATTCTGCCATGGCTTTTTCAATACTCATTTTTAATTCTTCTTCTGGACTATCGGCAGAAATGTCTCCTTCTAGGTCATCTGCTGCGTCACCTCCAATGGCTCCCATGTTGTCGCCGTCCATATCGTCGCCGCCGTCCATCATATATGAGTCTTCTAGATCCATTGATTCGTCGGCTTCCTCATCTGCGGCTTCATCCATTTCCTCATCTGC